TCTCCTTGGCTCTCGTCCGTCCCAAAATCGGAGTCAACTCCTTGAGCGCATCCTTGTACTCTTGGACGCAGTTCTCATGGTGGCGACGCAGGCGTTCTTGCAGCAGTTCCGGCCAATCAGAAGGGATCAACGCAGTCGGAGCGCCAAGCTCTTTGTACCTAGCTGATTCCCCATTCGCGCCGACGCCCGCTCTGTGCTTGAGGATATGGATGTGAGTCGCCGTGTCCACGCGCACCAGAAAGTGCAGCATGCTTCTCTCGTAGGGACTATGATGACCAGCAGACGCAAGCATCTTTAGCAGATCGCCAACCCGAGCCCTCTTCGTATCGTCGATGTCGCGGCTCGTCGATGTCCATGCAGCCAGCGCATGCGTCTCGTCACCACCGTAATATCCAACCAGTTCAACTGTGTTCATTCGTTTGCGGCGTCGAGGATGTCACTTGCGTCTTCTTCCGACCATGCGGTTCCGATGAGGGTTTCCACCATCTCCTCAACCGTAGTCTCGGTCAATTTGGAAATGATGGCGAGAGCATCAGCGATTTTTGCAGCAGTCTTTGTTTTCATTGGTTTGTTTCAAATTGAAGGAGGCGTTGTAGGATGATGGCGATGTCAGTCCCGTGGAGAAAGCCATCACAAACCGTTTCAACATGGAAGCGCTCGCTTACTCGAAATTGATGCCCCCTCCACGCAAATCGAACGCAGTCGTCGTTGATCTCAAAGCCGTAAATCTGCTCCGGGTACGGCATTCGCTGAATGATTCTCACTAGTATTTCTGATGTACTCATTGTTTATTGTATTTTGTTCTACCAAAATGTGCGATCATTCCTCCATCAATCAGCCCATCATGCGGCTCATCCGACTTGGAGTTCAGACGCGGGAACACGTAGTCCGGCCATAGCTCAGCCGCCAGTTTTGCGGCCAACGGTTTTGTCTGCCCCTCCTTGAAGTTTCCAAAGAGGATCTTCTGCCAGCCATCGTTTCGCGTCCCGCATTTGATTGGATGCACATTCTTATCCCCAAAGTTGAGGCAGAGGATGCCGTACAGGACACCGAATGTAGTGGCGTAGGACCGCATCGTGTTCAGACTGCTCATGTGATCCGGCACATCCTCAATCCCTACCCAGGCTTCATGCGTAGAAAGAATGTGGCTCTCGGCAATTAGCCTATTCAGCCCGCATGGATTGATTGCGCGACGACCAGCGATCTTGTGCTTCGGAAACGTGTGTGCCTCCAAGATTTCTCCGGTGCTTTCAGCGATAGCGACTAGACCTCCGTCCAGCCCGCCATCAACTCCGATGTAAATCCTTGGTGTCATTCGATCATTTTCCCGCGATAATGGAACGGCTGGTTCTCAATTGCCAGTACCGTATCCGCGTATTGAGGAGCGATCTTACGGATCAATTTCTCGAAAGTTGCAGCCATCCGCCACGGGTCGTAGCGCTTCAGGCCCAGCTTCGTGCGCGTTTCCTCATTCGACTTCTTGTACAGACAGAACTGCTTGTGGCAGTGGAGGGTCGTCGGGGACTTGAGGTACACGTAGTCCTTGGGCTCATTCTGCCGTTTGTGGTACAGATACCGCTTCCGATCCAAGGTCATGTTGTCCTTCGCCGCGCCCTTCTTTTTGTCGAACAGGTACACCTTCGATTTCGGATACTCCCCGTGGTGCCAGAGCCAAGCGAGGTGAGTGTACCTGAGACGCTTTTCTTCAACATTTATAATCCGCGTACCATCCGGTTTAACTTGCCATCCGACGAGCTTGCCTTCTTTTCGCTTTCCGTATGAGGTTTTCCATCGGAACTGGATCTTCTTCTCGTCGAACGTCATCCAATCCTTGATTCGCTCCCGCAGGTTTACCAAGGTCAATGAGGCATAATTTGCTGCGTCCCTTCTCTCAGCCCGCTCTTTCCGTATAGGCTTGGCAATCGGGAAAATGTTTGAGATGTGGATGTTTTTCTTGTCCTTGTCCAGATACCCCATCTTGTACTCAGGTAACTTCCCGGTACTCATGAAGTAACTGATCGCCGCCGCCGACAGCATCATCCCGGAGATCGGAATGATCTGCTCGCCTTTTGCGGTCAGTGTCCCCGCCATTGTCCCGGCCAAGCGGTTCATCCCGCCCTTAAGCCAGTACATTCGCCTCGTCTCCGGATCGTAGCGCAGCTCCCTGCGGATGTGATCCTTCAGCTCGTTCTTAATGTAGTCGTCACTTGGTTTCATCAGAGAAAAGTGAGGGGTGATCCTTTAATGCTTGCTCGGTGTTGTACTGCTCACAAAGCCGGATCGCCTCATTTAGCAGGCATTTGAATCCATGTGCGCCACCAGCAGTCAGGATGGCTTCGTTGATCTGGATTCGCGCAGAATCTCCACTCAGCCAGACTTCAATGTGATGTCCTATTTGTTTTCTCATGCCCATTTTGGCCACTCAAGGCACTGGATTTGTTGTGAATACCCTTCCCACACGCCGGACTCCATACACTCCCGGTAACGATCCACCGCCAGATCCATCATTGCTTGCCCGTTGCTCCACGCCTCTTCCGGCAGGGAGTAGATGGCGACAAGGTGCGGCGGCTTGCTTTCGACGACCCCAAACAGGAAGTTCGGGCGCTCGGACAGGTTCTCAGCCAATGCGAGGACGTTGGAATACCAGGATGCCTGCATGTTGTAGTGCATGTCGGCGCACTTCCGCACCCACTTCTTAGGCGAGGCATTGTCCGTTGTCTTTAAGTCAGCGATGAACCGATTGCCCTGCGAGTCGAATCCACTCATGTCGAGCAGAGCTTTCAACTGGACCCCTCGGTACTCGGCAAAGACCGGGCGCTCCCTTTCTGGACACAGTTCCATGATCGTACTGAACAGTCCATGAGTTACCAGTGAGCGGCGCATTCCCAAGGTGAATTCGGCTTCCTCGGCACTGAATACAGGCTCAGTCTGCTCCGCGATCCACGCTTTGCACCATTTTTTTGCCCCGTGCCAAGTGTCCAGCGGGTCGTCCGGATGATGCGCAGGCTTGATTGCGCCCCGGAACGGAATGCCTTGGAGCATGTCGTGGACCCCGGTTCCCATCCGCATTGCGACAGTCTCTTCCAACCCGCCGCCGTCGATGTACTGCCGGAAATGAGCAGGTGTCTGGCTTGCGAGGATTTTCGCAGCCGAGAAGTTCAGGGCTGGGTGAGCCCGGTATTCTTCGATGGTCATAATATGTATTCAAAAAGTATCGCCCCGCCGCCCTCATGCGCTCCCCACCCTCCAGTGTTTTTCGCATTGCCACAAACTGATGTGGCGCGGTACGGCGAGGCGAAATGGTTCAGAAGCAGTACGCTTCGATTTCCTCCATGTCGGCTTTCGTCGCCGTCTCCGGGGTCTTGTTGTGATCCTTCAGCCATTCATTGATCCGATCCCGTGGAAGCTCGCCCATGGATGCCCAGAACGCTTCGGCGGCAGGAGATTCTTTTGCATCCTCAATCGCAACTGGCGGAAGCGACGGCATCAGAACTGGAACCCGCACCCCTTTGCTTGGAGTGACGTTCCGCTCAAGCGGAGGGAAGTCCTCGTCTTTCTCCAGGACATCAGCCACCTCCGGGGAGAACGGGAGCATCTTCGTGAGCCTGCGCACTGCCGTCTTTTTTGCCATTTCACCCCAGTCACTCGCCCAAGGTCCGGCGTTCGGAGACTTGCTGCGTGCGCGGATGGACTCCACCTCCTCCTTCGTAAGCGTTGACGACTGCACCTCGCCACTCTTCAGCTTGGCAATCGCATAGACCGCTTGGACATTCCCGCGTGGTTTCCGCCAGTCAATCTCATGCGTGATCTCTCCGTTGACCCAGCCAAACTCGTCATTCTCGCAGACAAGTTCAGCCCGAATACTGGAGACATCACCGGAGCGCCGGACGACTTCGACGAGTCCTTTGTAGTCAACGATGAGCTGGCAGGACATCATCTTGAGGTTTTTGTCGAAATACGGGATCGGGTGAGCCCTGCGACCATCCAGTTCAAGCCCGATGGATGCGGCTTCCATCATGCACCGCATCACGGATTCCTGCGTGCATTCCAGTAGCTTCGGGTTCTTCGTCAATGCAGTCAGCATCACTCGGATGAACCGATCCGGCGTAACGTGGGACGGAAGGGCGCGGATGATCTCAGCCTTGACCTTCTCTGAGTTAATGAGGGCGCGGAGGTCTTTCGGGGTCTGCGCCAGTGCTTGCGTTTGTTCGCTCATATCTGCAATCTAGTTTGGTGGTTCGTTTTTACAATTACGTGTTCGCGGTTTTCTCAGGAGGGACAATCGCCTTGGCGGCGGGACGAAGCGATCCAGTTGGAATTGCGGCGACCTCGGGCTCATCAGCGGGTGCCTCAATCGGCTTCCGTCGTCCGGCAGCGCCAGCTCCCTGCTCCAACAGGATCTCAACCATACGAAGGCGCACGTTGTTGTCTGGCTCAACCTGCACACCACCCTCTCGGCCAAGGTTGACTGATTTGGTTGCGCCAAGCAGGTACATGATCTGCTCCTGAATGTCCGGGATTGGGACGTTCGCCAGCATCTCCATCAGGTCGGCGGATCGGTCCAGCAGTCTTTGGCTAATGTCTTTTTTCTTCATCCGATTTGAGTTTAATGTGAACAAGAACCTCGATGGAAGGATCAATGTGTTTCTTAGCGATTTCGGCGGCAGCGTCAATCGTGTTTGCTCTCAGCGTGAATCGGCGGTGGACGACCATGCGTCCGTCTTCCTCGCGTGCGATCAATGCGCGGTACTGGTTCATGGCGCGTCCTCCCAGCCTTCGTAATCTCCTTCGTCGTTGTTCGGGAAAAGGAGATCAACCCTGCGCCCTTTGTAGTTACATTTTACGCAGAACCCGTAATCGCCAAATGGGGTCAGTCCGATTTTTGCCAAGGCTTCAAACAACCCGATGCCGTCGATTTGAGGAATCTGTCGTATGCGGTACAGCACCAAGTCGCAGTCTTTTCGTGCGCCCTTTTTGTACAGCAATCCGCCAGTCAGGGCGACATGGCATCCGAACGTCGGGGCGAACGCCTCAATCTCCGTTGCTAATTCGACGGCTTCTTGCTGGGTCCACATGGTATTTTGTTCATTGTTCATGGTGTCGGCGGTTCTGGAAGCGGCATCCAGTGGGTAGGTGGAAGGTAACGCATCGTGCTTATATTGCGACCTTGGTGATCGCGCCAGTACGGTCGCGGCTTTTTGTTGTAGCGGTCATCGTCCCATTTTCCGATTCGGATCTTGCCGTTTCGCACGATCATGATCTCGCGATCTTTAGGTGCCGTTTCAATCGGTTTCCAGTCGCTCATGGCATTTCCTCCAATCCGAGTTTCCACAATGCAGTCCGCGACCCGATCTTCCGCTGGACGATGCGGTAGTTTTCCCTGTACTTTTCCCACGGCTTCTTCTTCCTCGGGCCGGGAGCCAGTCCTCGCTGTGCGATGGCAGTGTCAATCGCCTTCGTCGCGCACGGCTTCTTCTTCGACGCCTTCTTCGCCCGCGTCACCGCAGCCATTTCCTTGTACCTGTCCAGAACTGCGTCCGCGACTGCGTTCACGCGCTCTTGAGGAATGCCGAATACGGTTGCGTCCATCATCCATGCCAAGAATGCGCCTGGATACCGAATAGCGCTTTCAACGGTTGGTTCGACAAGCTGGATCTTCTTCTCGCCGGAAACCCCGCAGCCGAATGCCTGAGCCGCCTCTTCAATGGTGCCATGAAGATTGATGTCCCTGATGGTGATCTTGCGTGTCATTTCAGGATCATTGGGAGTCCGATTGCCAAGGCGAAGATCACGATCCAGCAGATAACCGCCAAACATGCCCACATCGCCAGACAGGCGCGAGGAGATTCCGGTTCATCGCAGGCACTGAAGTCCGCTTTCGGCCAAGCCAGCGGGTTCGCTTCAGATGCCGGGTGGATGGCACAGGTGCCTCCGAAATAGGCGTCAAGGTAGTCTGCAAGTTCGACGGGGGAGCATGCCGTTGCTGCAACAGACGCGCCGTCACCGAGGACGGTTGCGACCCAGGGATTAGGGAACAAGCCGTCCCGTTTGTAGATGCCGACGACGACACGTCCGCGATTGTCACGGCGAGGGGATGGGAGTGCGATTTTTTTGAGTGTGTCCATTTTCTTGGTTTGGTTACGATTCGATTTCTTTCATCAGACGGTCCCGTTTGGAGACGAGATCCTTGAACTTGGATGTGAGCGGGAAAAATTCATGGTGCCCGACAACCGGAGTCAGTAGATTCGATGCTTCATAGGCAATCTCCAGCGCATGCTTTTTGGCGTGATCTCGGTACGCTTCAGCCGCCTCAATCGCCTGCCTCCGCTTGTGCATGTCTGCGATTTCTTTCCGGAGAGATTCAACTTCTGCGCGGAGCGATTCGGTTTCTTCAATTGGTGTTTTCATGATTTTCTGATGTGGTTGATGATTGCTTCGGCCTGGATGGACCGGGAATGCCGCCAGATGATCCCCAGTGCCGCGTCCGGGTATGTTGGCTCATGCCAGATGGACTCGCCGTTGCAGAGGACGGCAAAGCCCTTGCCGGACCTGGCGAGCGAGTAGTTGCGTCCACAGAACCGGAAAGCGCAGCCGTTGCTGTGGAAATCAGATACTTGCGCGTCCCAGCCGGGTTCGCTGAGCCTGGCCCGGTGCTGGCGTTCGAGATAGGTTTTCATTTCTGTTTAAGTCTTGCGTTTGGTCGTTTGTCCCAGGCTCCGCATCCGCCGTCTCCGGTTGGGGCATGCCTTCCAGCCAGCGCCCAGCGAGCGCAGTATGCGGATTGCTTGCGACGGGTTCCGATCCAGAACGAGCATGTAAAGCAGATTTGAGCGATTGGTTTAGAATTCTTCATACGCGATTGTGTCACTGGAGTTCGTAGACGAAGTTGCGATTGTGTCCATTAAGCAGGCATGAAGTCCCGGCGAGACTTGCCCCACTTGCCCCCAGTCGATGCGACGATGACCGCCCAACCGGGGTCAAGCGTGTCCTTGGTCAGATGCCGCGCATCCGTTTTACGCCCAGTGCGGATGACTTCGACGGAATGGACAGAGGGGAACCGAGCGAAGATGTCGCGGGCTTGCTTCGCCCAGTAACGGAAGAGTTGGCTGTGCCCGGGTTTCTGGACTGCGGTTTCTGGAGTGAAGATGAGTGTCATATATTTGGTAGGTTGAAATGCGATTGTGTCCTGATTATCAACGAAACCGCTTGTCGCCGTCCGGCACATCATCGCCCGGATCAAGAATTGCCCACGCCTTGTCGAAGTCGTCACGGTGGACCCAGGAGATCGGGTCGCCCATCATGCGCTTCCCTTCGATGAACACGCGCAATCCGGCATCCTTGCATTTCCGCATCAGCCAACCAAGTTTCGGATTAGCGGTGCGCTTGGTGAGCTGTTTGTACTCATGCACGTTGCAAACGAAGTGGACGAACGTGTTCCCGTTCCGCGCCTTCCGAATCTCCTTACCAATGTGATGCGACCGAGAGATGCGGTTGCCTGATTTAGTCTTGATGAGATCCCCGCGAGCGACCAACGCCGCTTCGATTTCGCCGAAATACGGAGACTCACAAATGACATCGTAATCACTGATGCCGTCAGCACTGGGGACAGTTTCCTTGACGATGACTGGGATCATGTGTTTTCCGCCCCGGTTGGTGCGGCACCTTACGACGAACGTGCGCTGGATTTTAGAATCGCTTTTCATTTTCTTAGTAGGTTGAGATTGTGTGGAGCTGCACTCCCTGCTGCCCGCCCCCGGAGAGACGAGCAGACGGGAGGTCAGGTCACCAGACACCCATGGATTGAAGGGCGTGACGGTCGTAATCCAACCAAGCAGGGAAGCGGTACTCGGCCAACTTGGTGGCGAACTCCTTCGCGGCTGGGTCGCGGAGCATCATGACGGCGGAAATGCTGAGCTTGTATGCGTTCGGCTGCATCCCCTGCCAAGCGGCGCATGCCATCTCATCATCAAAGGCGGAAGGGGATTTGGCCTTGAGATAGCCTTTTTTCTTCCCTTTGGACGAGATCGCACGCAGCATGGCGGCTTTTTGATCCGGGGTGAGCCAGTCGAGTTTGCTGGCGAAGAATTCGACAATGTCGTTCGGTTCGGTGTATGGGCGGGTCATATGCTTAGTAGGTGAGATGTTGATTTGATCAGAGAAACGAATCGGCGCGAGATTTATTTTGATACGTGTTTGCGTTACTGGAGCAGACTGTCCAACCGAGCGATTGATTCTTGGATTTTCGCCAGCTCCCTCCCAGAATGACGCAGATTCCCTGCGATCCCACGCGCCTGCTCCCGGTATTTCTCGGCATCAGCCTTAGCCTTCGCCGCTTCAGTCTGCGCAAACCGGATAATCCGATCCGCCTCCAATTCCGCACGCCCTTGGGCATATTCGATTGCGTCAGCGACCGTAATCATGGGCCGAACGTCCGCCCGCATATGCGCCTCCAGCTCAGGCAGCAATTGGAGTAGCCATGGGCCGAGATAGGAGTGAGGGCCGAGTTTTTCCGCAGTGGCGCGGATGATCGCGAGTTCGTCGTTTTTAGTCATATGTTCAGGAGTGATTTGGGTGAGTGAGGATGAAGTTGCGAAGGGCGGCGAGTTCCTTTTCGCGGGTGGGGAACTGCTCCCCGGATGCGATTGCGTCCAGAATAGGGATGCATTCGGATTGGCATGCCGCGATTCTGTTTTTGCATTCGGCGTACTCCTCAAATCCGAGGGCTGGGTTATTGGTCCAATCCTTACCCCAGACCCGTTGCATGAGGTCATGGGCGGCGGCGAGTCTGCCGAAACAGGTATCGATTTGAAGTGGAGGCATGAGATTACAGATTGGCGATTTCGCGGACGAGTTCGGCAAAAGCCCACTGGGAATTGGTTCCAGCGATGGCACCCGGCATGCCCGCCAGTTTCCCGGTATCCATGCGGGCGATGATCGCTCCGACAGATGGAGAAACACCCACCCGGCGAAGTTTGCGGATTGCGATTGCGACCTCCTCGCGGACGGCTGCGTTGAATTTTTGTTGATTAGTCATGTGTTCAGTGGTTGCGATTGCGTCGTCACTCTGAGCGAAGATGCGATTGCGTCAAAAACAATCTCAATACGCAAAGCCGTATCAGTCAGTCGGGAGGTGAGCGTCAGTGTAAAGAGATGTCCATATTTCTTCGCCACCCTCGACGTCCTCGAAAACCTGAAGGGTATACCGGACCAACTCCCCCGGCTCTTCATCAGAAAAGCACCGCTCCTCGGCATGCTCCGGGTTGCGGGCCCTTCCAGTCCAGAAGACCTCTCCGTTTTCGAGCATGCGGTAGCGTTTGAGATTAGATAGTTTCGTTGTATTCATATGCCGCGAGTCTGCCACCTGCGATTGAGTCGTCCAGACTTTTCTCAATACGCGATTGTGTAAGCCCGAAACATCGCCGGACTGGCTCCCTTCGCCCCGCCCGCGTTCCATGGTCGTTCCGGACTGTCAACGGGTTTCCGCCGCCTTACGTGAATACGTAGTAAAATAGATTGGAGGAGAGATGAGGGGTGGCGTCTAATAGGGTGTCGGAATCATCCGGCACCAACCAACTACTGAAAAAATGAAAACCCTAATCCTCACCACATTCTACGGACCCACCAACTTTAAAGGGGCCCGCATCAAATGCCAATCATGGAAAGGCGTAACTTGGCATAGTTTCAATTATGCTGCACGTTGCCCGCATACCGCCGCTGCAATCGCCCACGCTGAAAAGCACACCCTGGACGTTCCCGCGCAAATCTTGAACGTCCAGACACCTGGAGACACTTCCGCTTTCGTCGCCTAAACCCCTCACCTACTGAATATATGTCACTGAATCACACATTCCACTTGTCACTCTCCTCCAATCAGAAAACAGGGAGGATTTACGTTTCCACCACATCCGGCGATACCTGCCCCGTTGCCTGCCCGTTCCGCCATGACAACGCGGGGGGGTGTTATGCCGGATCCGGTCCACTCGCTCTTCACTGGCGCAAAGTGACGGCAGGGGAGAGGGGAGGGAACCTGGAGAGCTTCACCGCTCAAATCCGCGCAATCCCGGAGGGTTCACTTTGGAGACACAATCAAGCGGGGGATTTACCCGGGGAAGGTGACGCAATCGACGCCCATGCACTCGCGGCGATTGTGGAGGCTAATAAGGGGCGGCGGGGGTTCACGTACAGCCATAAGCCCGTGATCAAGGTGGCGTTTGACAACCTGGTGACGCTGAAAAACAGAATCGCAATCGACAACGCCAATAAAAACGGGTTCACGATCAATCTTTCTGGAAACAACCTGGCCCATGCTGATCAGCTGGCAGAATTAGAGATTGCGCCCGTGACGGTGGTGTTACCATCTGACGCTCCGGACAAATTAGAAACACCAGCGGGGAGGAGAGTGATTGTCTGTCCCGCGCAAACACGGGAGGGAATCACCTGCGCGACCTGCCAGCTCTGCCAGCGTGGGAAGCGTACCGTGATTGTTGGGTTCCGCGCCCATGGAACATCGCACCGTAAAGCTTCAAACGTCGCAAGGGGGGAGGGATGAGTCGGGAGCAACAGGAGGAGTTGGTGCTTAAATGGACGGCACGAATTGCCGTGGCGCTGGCAATCCTTGCGGCAATCGCGTTTGCGCCTTAAGCTAATCCGCACCACACGTAAGCCCTTCTCTCTCACGGGGGAAGGGCTTTTACGTGCATGCGTATCAGAAATGCGGAGACAGGAATGGGATGGATGCAAGGATTGGGGCGCATGAATACATCAGACCTAGTTCAACTCCTCCTTGCATGGCTTGCCGTCTCCGCATGGGGCGCAACAGTCGCTTGGAAACATTCCCCAGCCTTCATCCGTTCCACCTCCGCTCTCCTTGCCAACGCTGGTGGGAGGAAAGTGGGAGGGATATGGTTTATGCGGGCGGGACGGTTCCGCTTCTCATTCTGCATCTCCGGTAAGTAATCGAACCGCTCCCACCTACGCCCTCCTTCACCTAAGCAGTGAGGGAGGGTTTTTTGTGCCTTCATGCTGGAATTGTGAAGGGAGGGAATAGGAATAGAGAAGCGGGAAGGAGAGAAGGACCAACGGAAGGAGGAGGGACAGAATGGCGCACTTAGTAGAAAGTCTACTAGACAGGTCGAGAATAGGGGGAATGCGCTTTCCCGGTTTGGCGGGCCGAACGCTGGTCATCCATCCATCCCCGCCGCTCTCTGTCATTGCCTTGCCCTCAGTCTGAACCTCACCGCCGGAACTGCATCCAATCGCATCTCCGGCTTCCCTTTTGCCTTCGATTAGATGAACAATCGTTCACATTTTATATGACGGTTATTGTATGTAGTTATGGGAAGGGTTTCCAGTCTGTCTCCCTCTCCGGTTCAGGCCGTCTCCCTTGCCTGTCTCTCCATCCGATCATTCCCCAGCGTGTCGGTATGGGTGAAGAGGAAACCGATATTCCCCCAGCGCATCTCATCCATCATGCAAGGCGCGAGGCTCTACGTTGCCCTAGGATTGCGCGGAAGGGTGCAGGTAGGGTGACCATAGCGGGCAGCGGTGCGGCGATTGTACGGGGCTGACACCACCACCACGGGGGTAGGGTCGGGGAGGGCTAGCGAGTCCGTCTTTTATATATCCCACCCTCTTAAAAAAATTCCCTCTTTTTCTGGCTGGTTTGCTTTTCCGTCTCTCCGTTGTGGCTTGCTCGTTCTTCCACCCCTTTCAAAAATTTGTCCTGTGTTTCCAAGGATTCCGTTTCTTCATCCTTTCTTCACTATTTGCGCCATCTCGCTCTTACCCCTCGTCCTCGTTCGGCAACACGCGAAGATCATCGGCTGCGATTGGCCATCTTCCGCATATATCCCAAGTAACCATTACCTTTCCGTCCTCGCGAATGTAGTCCACTTCTCCTTTGATCCTGTGCTGGCTGAGGCGTTGTACACGCATTCCTTCACGGAGTGCTAAGTGGTGCGCTTCCTGCGTTGTCTCTTCTTTCATAGATCATCTCCACGCAAAAGCCGAGCATGACCAGTAGCCGGGCTCGGTGTTGTTGCGCTTGTTCTTTCACCCTACATCAGAGCTGCACGGATGAAGGTTGCTGCGACTTGCGGGACGATGGCATTGCCGTAACCTCTGAGGCGCGTTACTCTGGCAAGAGTTCCTGTAGCGAGCGGAAAGGGAACCACTCTCCTCCATGCTCCAGCATCAAATCCCATTGCGACCCGTTCTTTTTCATCTTTGCCAAGGGATGCCCATGCCTCCTCCAGCGACTCAGATGCGTGTTGCACACCCCTGATTTCACGGATGGCTCGGAGCAGTACACGCAGCACCTCTGCGTCACGCCGTCTTCCATGAAGTTCGGAGAGTGACAGCGACGATGGCAAGAGCCGCACAATGTCTGCAAGTTCGACGGGTTGTTGTTCATCGGGTCCGCATCCTTGTGATGCACCGACAACCTTGTGTCCGAGCGGCTGCATATCTCGCACGATTCTTTCGCTGCTTTTGCTGACTGCCTGCGACTGTTCTTCTCGGACTCTACTTTCATCTGCCCCTCCATCCATTCCGCCATGCATGATCTGTTGCAGAAGACTCTCTTCTTGAATGCTCCATTGTCCTCCAGCCTGCCGTTGAATCTCTTCCTCTCCAAAGGTGTCGAGCAGTGCCTGCATTCTCGTTCGGCGGTCTTCTTCGGAGATGAAGTAATCGCCGCTTCGTCCCATTCCGGAGGATACCCCATCAACCATCTTGACATGGATGGGTTCAACTGACCTCCAGCGTTCATCCCGGCAGAGGAGCCAATCAGCATCTCGCCAGAAGCCGTGAGCCTCATCGGCGTTGCCGTCATTGCCTGATGCGTCAGCATGCTTGGGAATGTATTGCCCGTCTTCTCCGATGAGCGTGCAAGATACTGATCCCCTGTCCCTCCCGGCTCTGATGTTGTCGGTGTCCCCCATCCCGCTTTCCAGACTTCCCGTCCCAGCAGTGAGTTGGTTGGAACATTCAGGCATTCCTGTCCGTCCTTGTGGTCCCTGGTGGTTGGGGTGGGCCATGCTGCAAGATGCACTACGCCGCGCAGATTCCGCTTCTCTATTTCGTGTGCTATTGATTCTGGCGTTGATGGCTTCCAGACATCCCCCACGACCGTTGTCGGGATGGCCGACAAACCAGAGGCGTTGTCTGATGTGCGGCGCACCGATGCCCGCAGCGCACAGATCGGCGGCCCCGACAGCATAGTCCAGTGTTTCCAAGTCAGAGCGTACAGAGGCGAGCCAGTTCCTTCCGTCAGCAGACGCAACTTGCTCTCCAAAAACGATTGAAGGTTTGCACTGCGAGATGAGCTGTTTCCATGTGGGCCAGAGATGTCGTTCGTCTTCCGTTCCTCTGCGTTTTCCGGCGTTGGAGAATGGCTGGCATGGGCAAGATCCAGTCCAAAGAGGAGTGGTTGATGGAACTCCAGCGAGGAATAAGGCTCGGCTCCAGCCTCCGATTCCAGCGAAGAAGTGACATTGGGTGTATCCGGCGAGGTCGCTGGCGGTGACATCTGTGATTGATCTTGTATCGACATGTCCATTTGGGATGATGTTTTGGTTAATAAGTTGCTGCAACCACGCTGCGGCTTTCGGGTCAAATTCGTTGTAGTAGTTCATGCTTTTTCTCCATTCATCATTACACACCACTCCTCCCAAGCCTTCTGGGCGAGGTACGCGGCATCTTCGACGGGCGGATGTTCCAGAACATCCTGCTCTCCTCTTTGGCAGTATTCGGTGTAATGCACAGCCGTCCAGCTCGCAAGGAACTGCGTGACGAACTGCTGTTTGAACGCTCGTTCATCTTCGGATCGGAATAGTGTGTCGTTCATAAATCCCCTCCATGTAGAAGTGCCGTCCATTTGCCGTCGCGCTTATAGAGCCCGCATGCCTGGAACTTCATCATTCCTGTCTCTGAATCAATCCTGTACGGCACCCCTGCAAACAGGCAAATGGCGCAGGCTTCTTCCTTGGTCAGATCGGCTGTGTGTTCCTTGGTCGCGGCGGATCTGGCTGCGTTCTCAAAGCGTTTGATGTAGTGGTTGACTATGTCGAACGAGTTCATATCTTCTTCCTCCCGTCCCCGGTATCTCTCAGCCACTTCATCATCTCCTTGGTTGGCGTGATAACCTTCAGCGCTGCTGCTCGTCCAGCCTCCTCGTTGGTGAGGTATACCGGATCGGTTACAGTCTCCCATTTGTTGCTGCACCATTCAGGCCCTTGGCAGAAGGTTCCGTCATAGAGCGCCCAGAAGCATATAGGGCATCGTGATCCTCGGTGTTCGCCTGCTGGGATCTCTACGGTTGGGTCTTGTTTCATCCCTTCATCTCCTTCACGGCTTTGGTGATTCGCTCTCTGAGTTCCGCGTACTGCTCCGAGACTTCGTTGGAGGCGAAGCCTGAAATTGGGATACCGAGCGTCAGCGCAAGACCTACCGTCCAGCCGTGGTAAACGTCTCGCTCTGCCATTGCTTGATTGCCGCTATCTACAATCGGCTTCAGCGCCATGCACGTTACCGGGTCTAGGTGGAATGTACTGGGTGTCATGACATTTCTACTGGCTGAATTACAGTTACGGTTCTTCCATCCTTGGTATCTTCTATGGAGACATCGAAAACCTCCCAGTGTTCCTTTATATCTACCTGGGTTATGCGGTATCTGCCTGAGACATCCCAGAGAATCATGTCCCCATTCGGGTTTTGACGCAGGACTGTGCGGATTTTCTTCGTGTGCTTATTTCGCAATATCCTGAGTGGCGGTTCCTGTTTCATTCCACCCCCTCCGGAACAAGCCTGAACTTCCGCCATTCGTAGCCGGAAGACAACGCATTCAGTTCGTCATCAAACTCCTTGATGTCATCGACGTAGACCTTCCCTGTTTCTGTATCTATCGCAGCCCAGACGAACAGGTTGGTGGTTTTCACTTCTACGAGCTTTCCATCTACGGACTGGTATTCGGTACGGTACAGCGGTGGCGTGTTCATCCTCCCCTCCCCTCAAAATGAATGCAGCCGAACTTCTCCCCGGTTTCAAGGTATCCCCGATCTTCGTCGCAGGTAGCTTGGACTCCGTCTATTGGGCACTCCTTAGTAACCCTGTCCATCCATGAGTCCATGTAGTCCGATGTGACGGACGAGTGCAGGCAGAGCCCGTGTTTCGCTGAGTCGTCCAGTCGGCAGACGACGGCTTGCCCATCTCCTTCAAAGCGCGTGCTGACCCGGATAAACTCGGCTTCGTCGTGTCCTAGTTTTGCCAGCGTCATTCGTCCTCCCCGTCTCCAGTATTTGCAGTGTTCGCATGTGTTCATAGTGTAAATATCCGCAGTCCTTGGCGTTCGGCTTCTGTGCGCATGGAGTCTGTACCTCGCCCTCCCGGGAAAAGCACGACCGCATCTGCGTATTCGGCCATCTGGCGATTACGGATTGGTCCTGCTGCACGGCCATGGGTTTTCCAGTCTGCGGGGAACCGTTTGATTGGGATTCCTCGTTTCTTCGCCCATGCTTCTCCTCCGGCATCTGCGCCGGATGCGCCTCCGCTTACGACTTCCCGGATCGGCAGTGTGGCCAGCCATGCCTCGTCGGACAGGGTGAGATTGTAGTCCCTGCCGCCAGCGATGATGGTAATGAGTCCGTTCATGCCGTCGCTTGGAAGCTCGCCAGAACATCTGCCACTTCCGTAAAGTCTTCCGCGTAGCACCATGCCAGTATGTCGTCTGGTTCCCATGAACACCATCCACTCCCGGATTCATCGTTTTGCGCGACTCGCCAGAATGAGGGGTCTGTGTACGAACACTCTACTTCTCCCGCATGAATCTCGTAAGACTGCGGGTAGATTTGCTTCGGGTGGTATTCGATGATCCATACCACTCGTCCGCGTTCAGGGCGGTTTTCGGGTCGTTTCCAGTTACTCATAGAATCAATACGCCCACTTCGCGTCTCCGAGGACTTCGTCTGAATCCTGCCATTCTTCATCCCACTTGGCATTGCTGGCTGCGTCCCATGTTGGGATTCTGGATACTGCGCCTTCCGGGGTGAGGGAGACAGGCAGGTATTTGATCCGGTTGTTCGGGTAGATGGCGATCTGCCCGTTGGAGAGTCGGATGACGTTGGCTTCCTTGTGTTCTTCAAGGAGTTCTGCGTCTCCGATGTCGAGGTGCCCTTGTGGTTGTCCTTCTGGGATGTAGTCGATGGTGAACCAGTAGTGTCCACCAATCGGCGGGCACCCCTTCCCAAGATTGACGAGGACCGGAACATCCGAAAGCTGATCCTTGCGCCAGACTTCGATGGAGCCAGAGAGGCATTCCCACATCTGGATCTTGTGGAGCGGCAGCGGCTGATGATCTGCTTCCGGCTCGTACCAGTAGATGCAGTGCGGCGGAACCTTGTCGTAGCAGGCGGCGTACTTCTCCACCCAGACTTGGAAACACAATGGACGATTTCTCAGTGCGCGGACGGAGATCAGCCATGCGGACTCGTACTGGAGAGGATTCCCTCCGAAGGCATCGCAGCGAATGAAGACTTTGGCTTTTGGGCAGTTGACGTTTCTCATTCTCCAAGCAGTAACTTAGCCGCTCGTTCAACAAAAGCTAAACATTCACCCGCATTTGCGTATCCGGCACCAAACGGGAAGTCGGCGTTCCTCTCGCCGTCGTACAGCTCCGCGTGGAAGTACACCTCTTCGTCCTCCAGCGGATCTCCGTCTGGCGTAGCTGCGATAGACAGTGACCAACTCGCTCCCCTGCTCCGGAAGTAGAACGGCAATCCGTTGATCTTGCCTTCCGCCTGCACGGGGCATTGCCCGCCAGGCCCTTGTTCGTATTCAATGGTCATTGGTTACTTCTTTGAAATCGAAAACGAGATCCGCAGCCGGAAGATTCTGAGGAACCAGATTCCTCCGACTTTGCGGAACGAGACTTTGTCGGGTGGCGGTTTGTTCATATCAGGTTTCTGGCAAGCGTATCGCGGATCCCTTCTCGGGTGATGTGGTGGCTTGGCGATTCAGCATAGTCAGAGATGATACAGATTTCCCTCCCGTGTATGCGTACTGTGACTTTCATCTGTCCGTTGTCGCCCTCCAGCGAGATCCCGTCGATTTCTCCGATCAGCCGGATCAGGTCCGCGTGCGGGATTGGAGGTGTTGGTTCGTCGTTCATCTCATGCCTTCCTGTTTCATTACTCGTTCTGCTGCCTTGGTTTCCCGGATGACGATCTTCATAAATTTCTTATGACTGATCTTCCTGTTCGGCCCAATGTACTTTACATGCGCCCGAAACCAGCCGGAATCCCAGAAGGCGGCGGGGTTCATACAAAGTCTTCTGGTTTGATTACAGGATGGACATGGTGCGGATCGTGCGATGTGCGGCTGTACCGATGTTTGTGATAGCTGTGAAATGGAGGCGTCGAATCTTCCCCTCCGTTAAGGACGGCTTCCGCATAAGCAATCCAGTCTTTCAAATACGCGATGTACGGTTGTGCGTCGGTGTATTCGCGGATGCCGAATCCCTCGACTCGTCCTTCAAGATCACGCAATTTCTTCCTCCACTCCTTGACTCTAATCCGAGGGCGATTGAACGGCTTGGCTTTCGGTGGCGTAATCGGATTCCGCATCCGCTGGTAGACGGGTGGTTTCACTCATTTACCTCCCAAACAACTTCATCGTAGCGACGGACGGCCCGGTAGGCGTACTCGCTATTTGAACCCATCAGCCCTCGCATCATCGCTTCGCTCACCTTCAGCGGGCCGGAAGCGCAATCCGGATGGTCGTGCCATTTCGGAAAGGTGCCGTCCGCATGCCGTTTCCTCAGCTTGCGCTGGATGATGAGCTTCTCGTCGCCCGTGTTCATTTGATCTTCAGCTTCTTGATTGCGGCTTTGAACTCAATAGCGAGGTCGCGCCACTGCTTCTCTGAGTCTTTATCACCAAGGGACTTGGCAACTGCGGCGAATTGCCTGTGCGATTCCCAAGCTCGCTTTAGGTGTTCGATTGCGTTCTTCATTTCAGTTTCAGCGTTTGTTCTTGTTCCGGCGGCTTGAACGCCCCCGGCTTTACCCGGATCAGCATCCCGCGCTTCACCATATTAGAGAGGATCGCGCCTGTATGCTTGCCCGCATTCGCGTAAACGTCACCGCCGATGATGCGAGTTGCCTCTTTAAGTGTGATGAATCCGTTCATCCTTGCGGAGCGGATGATGTCTTGCTGCTTACGGGATGGTTTCATGGTGGTCATTTCGGTTCGTACCAAATCCTCATCTCGGCAGGAATCTTCAGCACCTCCCTGATTCTTGCCTCCTCTTCTCGCAGTTTTCCGTCCTGCTCTTCTCTAAGCGACGAAGGCTCCAGCGGTTGCGGGGCTCTCATCGGTTTCTCGTCATCCCCTGGAATCAACCACTCCAGGCTGTCTCCCTCCGCGACGTAACGGAAATCAGGATGATGCGCAATCGGAGAAACGCAGACTCGGCCATAAATGTCGCCTTCAAGGATCAACCCGTGTTTCCGAGAAAGTGCGGTGAGTTCTTCAGTAAATCGTTCGATATTGTTCATGGGAACTAGATATGCGATGATCGTCCTGTCTTCGTCTGGATGCCCGAGGTCTATGCCGATGGATGTATTCATTCCGCAGCCTCAAAGAGTTCCGCAAACACGGATGCCGGGTAGATGTGGAGTCTTCCGCGTGCATCCTTTGCGATCCAGTCGCCGTCTCCAGCGGCACGGGTTCCGTTTTCCCAAGTGTCCACATACAGGTCGGCTTCGTCGTTCGACTCGTAGTACCAAGCCATCAGCCCCATCTTGGTGTCGCCACCTCCGCTTGCGCCTCCATTGAGCCACCGAGAGATACTATCCCTTGTGTTTGCGCTGAGCTGCCTTGCCTCTACGACTTCTGGTTTCTTTCGGAATTTCATTTTCGATTGATTGACGCACGGTTGATTTTGTCGAATACTCGCTGGGCTGTGTCGCATAGTTTCCAGCAGCACTCGCAGACTCTGGATTCACAGGACAGTTGGAAGGTGCGATGTCGCCCCGCGTAAACCTCAGCCGCGTACAGGGTCTTCTGATTGCAGAACGGACACCGTAGATCAACAATGCCGTGTTGTAACTCAGCGAGGTTCATACCGCCTCCTTGAAATCCCACCCTGTTTTGATGGATGCGTTGGCAAGTGCCTGCGCGGTTGGTCTGGCGAGCATCTGCTTGGCGAGCTTTGGGCAGTATCCTTGTCCGACTTGGATGGTGATCTCGCACGGGACTTCATATCTTGTGCCTGCGATTTCGGCCCAAAGGACGATTGGAATGGCGAGCTTTTCGGTGAGCGGTTCGGTGTTCATACGTCCGAGATCCAGTTGTAGACGGGCTCATCGCTGCCGTGACCGGGCAGGTACTTTCCGTCGATCTTGTCTGAGCGGACGTACTTTCCAAGGAACTCGACGATTCCTCTGCGCTCCATGCGCCAGACTGCGCCTTCGACTGGATCAATCGCGCCGTGACCGGACGGCTCCAGCTTTTCAAGGATGGCTTCGACGCTGATTGCGCCGCCGCAATGAAGCAGCTTTGGAGTGGTGAATCCAGTCAATTTGCACGATATGGCAACCTTCATTTCGCACAACCTTTCGTTCCCGCGCATGATGTCGAAGATCACAAACGGTTCGTGAGGCAGATTGTACCGAGTCCCGTGCGCCTGCATCAGCCATTCCCCGCATGCTCGTTCTCCTGGGTTGAGCAGGGCGGCAAAGCGATGACGCTCTCGGTCCACCCAACGCTTGAAGTGATGGTGCATCTCGTAGATGCTTTCCTCGGCGCGGTAGCCTGCACGGGTAATGGCAATGATCTCTCCATCGATGTTGGCGACCGAGACATTGCTGCCGTCCAGCTTCTCTTGGACGATCACTACGTCATGCCTGTCCCGTGTCTTCACGGTGAGGAGGCTGGCTTGCTGGTCGGACAGCCCTTTGTCTGCCGGACCCCTGCGGGAACCAGGTAGATGCGGAATGCTGCCGTATGCTTTTTTGCCGAGCGGCTTGTGTGGTTTTTCGCGTGTGTTCATTGTTTTAGTTCTTCAATATATCCAGTCAGACAATCATGCTCAAACTGCGGCCCGCATGACCAGAAGTCCCGCTGGAAGTAAAGCCTGCCGTCTTGCTCGGTGACATGCGGAAGAAGAATTGCCGGGATCTCTTCAATCTTCATTTGGTTTGTTCTTTACTGCCTGCATGCCCCGATGGATCAGCTCCCTGCTTATCTCCCGAGCAACGCGGACATCCTCCTCTGAGTCGCCTTCCTTAGCTCGCCTGTATGCGTCTTGTAGTACATCGGTTGGCAGCGATACGAGCGGGCGGTATTCGTGGTGGTTCATTTGTGTTGCTTGCTGAGTTCGGTCTGGATGGCGTCGAGAAGCATCTGCCAGTCTTCGGGGATTGGGTGATTGAAATACGTGCATTCAATTTCGTTCGCCATTTGCTCCAGAAAGACGGGCATTATCCGCTCAATGTTTCTCCGCAGGAACGTGCTGACAAGCCATGGAGCGGTCGTGTTGCGTCCCAGCGCATACCGGAAAGCGAAGATCCAGACGGACTCTTCATCGTGTGATAGTTTATCAATCATCTTCTTGATCTGGCTCAATGTGATACTCGCACCAGAATGCAATAATCGGCGGGGGTGCAATCCATGGACCGATGCCATTCCTTGGCGCAGTCCTTCGCAAGCAGTTCTCGCATCCTTCGCGCCATCCCTCCTCGTCGTTACCGACTCCTTTGCACCTGGCTATGTCGTTGGGTAAGGTGTTCATTTCCTTGTCTGAATAAACGGAACTTGGACGACTTCGATGTCGTCTGCGGTGATCGGGACGGAACACATTGCCATGCCCCTGCTGACTGGTCCCGTTCCATGGACGAGCTTGAGAATTCGCAGCGCCTCTCTGGCGACTTCCTTCTTATTGGTCCCGGCGCAGATCGGTTCTTCGCCTCCGGACCACTTCATTTGGGCGAGGTGGATCGTTGTCATGTTGCTGAAATTCCGCCCACTGGACTGGCTCGTCCAATACGCAAGTGCGGGTTATTTATTCTTTTTCAGAAGTCTTCCATCCATGGTTGGTTGGGCCGAACGGTTTCCACCGAGCAATCACTCCATCGCCATCAACATCCCAGATGATGTAGTCGCCGTAACTACTGTGATCCTCGGAGCAGTCAATTGCCTGCGGAACGTAGCCTTCACGCTTGGAGACGACAACGTGATTGCTGTCCAGCACCTGATACTCGCCAGCGTCACACACCTTGTAGTGGATGTTTGCGACGGTTCCTTTCGGCCATCCGATGATGGTCCCGGTTTGAATGTCCACCATCGGGCACCAGAGATCGCCAGATCGGAACGGAATCAGTGTCCCGCCTTCGTCTTCGACTCCGTTGACTGTCGCGTCCTCCCAGTAGCGGACCCCGGCTTCTACTTTTAGGTATTTGAATTTGATGTATTCCATAGTTTTATTGTGTCCGGCACAGGCAAACCATGCCTCGGTTTCTCGTTCAAGGATGGTCATGCTTTCTGATTTCTTAGCCAGCGACGGCAGTTTGATGCGATTGCCTGCGTAGGAATGACGAGTTGCCAGCCTTCCCGGCCCGAGTCCAGCACGTTGCAGTCTCCTTCCACGCGAGCTTTCAGGTATGCGACTGCCCTGTTTGCGCCCTGTCCTTCAAATTCGCAGGGGCGGTTCTCTGAGATTGCGTGCATAAGTTCAATCCCGGACTTAGGCCGGAACACTTCTGGTTGTTGATTTCGCTTCATGTTTCAAAATTGGTGCCGCTCCGTTGATTGAGCAAGTCCTGCGGCGTAGACTCAACTATGACTCCTGCTCTCCACTCTAACGGCTTATGGGTGCAACGAAATTACTTCCGATGGTTCTTCATCGACTCATGGAACGCTTCGGTGGCGACTTTGAGGGACGGCGAGATGTCGAGATGCTTGTTCCAGTCCCGGAGATTCAGCTCCATAAGATAGGCGAGGCCGGGATTCGCGGTAGTCATTCTCCGTAGCGATCCGCATGCCAAGCGGTAGATCATCCAGTCCCACTTGAGGAGAAGCCTGGCGCGGAATGATTGCTTTGGGTGCATCAGATTGAGTTCAGCAGATGAACTGGCGTTTCAAGCGGAGGATCTGGCAGCGGAGTGTCATAGCACTTTGACTCGTCGTCGCATACCCAGCGCCCCTGTCCGTCCGGCTTGTATAGGTAAACATCCCACGGGAACAGCATGCCAATTGCAAGATGGATCACGCAATCTACGGCTACCGCATTGGCTGCATCCTTGTCGGCATCGCTGGCATCCTGTTTTTGCCTTGCAGACAGAATGCGCCTCTTGAGATGACCTTCCTGCCCGAGTTGAGTGACGATGCACTCATGGCGGCGTTCTTCATCCAAGCCAAGATACTCCACGCGGAGGGACCACTTCGTATCCGGTAGCCCACCAAGGACGGCTGGCTTACTGATTGCCGAGAAGCCATCAGAAAACCAACCCTTCAGCCTGCGCCATGTCTCGCTGGAAACCTCGTTGAGATGATAAAGCCTTTCGTATTTGTCCCCGCATACGCCGCGCAGCTTGTACAGAACCAGCTCGTCGTCCGCGAAATGAATCCGCAGCCAGTCCTTGCCTCGCTGCATGTTGAATAGTTCAATTGGGTATGCGGGTGTGGTCATTGGCAAGAGTCACATTCCGGGTTGTCGATGCTGCACGCACTCCCGAGCGGGACATCGTCGAGGTCGTCGTCAAAGCCACCAGCGGCAGCAGAGAGCGGAGTCATTCCGGATTCCTCCACCGTTCCGCCACCACCGAGAGATTGGTCTGATGTGTCTGGTTCCATGGTTCAGTTCCGTTTGCGCCTCATCAGAAGGACCGCGCCTGCCGCAGTCAGCAGGACGATTGGAGAAGACGGCTCTGGGACTGAGTGTTGCTGCGGGTAGCACTGCCACACTCCGTTCTCAAGTCGGCAGACTCCGTCAGGGCCGTTGCCTCCAAAGAACGAGAGTTGAGCATGCGCGGAAGATGCCAGTGCGATTAGGATGACGATGTATTTCATGGTGATTTGATTAAGCGCTACGGCGCATCAGGACTGCGGCTCCAGCCAAGGCGAGGATGACGACTGGCGAACTTGGCTCAGGAACAGGCATTGGCCGGGTGTCTTCGCTCCAGTACGTCCCGGCAGTTGTCTTCCGGGTTTCCTTGCTGGACTCCTTGGATGAGTCCATGTATGACTCTTTGGACTTGTCCTTGCTATTACCCTTGCCTTTCTGGCGTTCAAAGTCAGGGGCAACGACGGCGACGGCAGCAGCTCCCGCTGCGACGATTGAGAGGATGACGGTTTTCATTTAGATTCTTCAAGTGCTGCGACGAATGCGAGCTTGGCGATCTCCCGGAGATGGCACATCAGCACATCGCCGCCCGTCTTGTTAATCTCGGTCAACTTTGTTTCAAGCGCCGTGTTCGCGTATTTTGTGTGGAGCCAGCAGTTTGCTGCCGCTTCAAACTTGCCGCCGATCAGGTAGTCACGCATCAACTCGTCAGCGCGTTCCGGCGCAACCCAGTCGCAATCGTTGCATTCGGGGAGGTCTTGGAAGTGACTCTCGCCGCAGTCCGGACAGCGCCAGACATACCCTCGGCAGGTGTCGCAATCGCAATCCACAATCCACGGGGTTTCGCATGTCGGGTCATAATCCATATTCTTCATTTTATCGCACACGGCTGGCTGGACAAATACGCAATCGCGTGTTTGCAAAATCTACGTGGTCGCGTATTCATTCGGATGATTCCATCGGCAGAAGACCTCACTAAATCATACGTCAACCAGATGAGAGAAATCGGGCACGCCGCGTTCGTCATCGCAATCGCCGGACTGCCGGATGTGGAGGGCGAGCAGGACGACGAGGGGATCTCGCTCTGCGGAATACCTGCTTCTGCTGGCAAGATGCCCGGTGAGGACTACCTGAATTTTACTCTGAAGCGCATCGGGCAAGCCTCCGTGCTGGCATACGACCTGTTCCGCAGGACCGGAGTCGAGGTCGTGGAGCAGATGACGGACAACCAAGGTGTGATCGCGAGCGTACAAGAGATCGTCGATGAGATGCTGCCGCCACGGGAGATGCTTGCGCCGGGAAATGCGGATAATTGAATTATGAGCACCCTACACCTACGCCAGAGACTCGTTGACATCGCCAAACGTGATGTCGGGAAAGTCGAGATCAGCCACAATAGAGCGCCGTTCATTGCGAAGTATTGGCCAGCTACGGATATTCCGAATGGGCATCAACTAAAATTTCCGTACTGCGCCGCATTTGTGGCGTACTGCATAAAGGAATGGCTAAAAGACAAAGAAGTGCTGGCTCAACTCAAGCTCACGCCGGACATGGCGGAACGCTGGCGGGGAAAGACTGCTGGCGCTTTCGCTTGGGCGACTTGGGCTCGGGGTCGTCAGGTTGCTGCCGAAAAAGAACTGAAGCTACGGGAGAATCCGAGCTACAAACCATCACCATCCAGCGTCCAAGCACAAACCCTTGCAGCGAACCAGCAGATTTTCATCATCAACGAAAAGCAGGATCGCTTGGCTGGAAGACCCCGTCAACGACTTCGTTTGGGTGATCTGATGATTTTTGACACCAGTCATATCGGATTCGTAATAAGCGACTCGGCAAACATTGTCAGTACGGTGGAAGGTAATACCTCGGCGTCCGGGAGCCGGGAGGGTGACGGCGTCTGGCTCAAACAGCGGGATCGTAAGGAGGCGCGGTCTTTCGTCCGCCTCATGGACCCGTGACACACCTGCACTTCCCCTTCGCCAGCGCCCTGCCTCTGCGATGCCAGCACGTCGGGCATTGGCCTTCCGGCGTGTACAGCTTGTCATATTCACGCATGGGCCGATAGGAGCCTTTTGCCGACGTTTCGGATGACGGGCTCTGCGACGAGCCCTCGCTTGTTGACGACTTTCCAGAACAACTCATCCGATATAGTCCACCCGTCCGACCGTTCAATCAACTGGTCAAATCGGAAGCCAAGCGCTACCCAGTATTGGCGCAGGTACTTCGCGTCCATCGGATCTCCGTGTTCGATCTTGCTGATGACTCCGTCCGTGCAGCCCATCAGCTTTGCGATTTCCCACTGAGTCAGCGGCAGCTTGGTTTTCCCCTGCGTGTTCCGGCTCAGCCGGAAGAACTTCAGCATCTGGCGGATGTCTCCGACTACGCTGGCTGGGTCAATCTGCGTCAGGTCTTTGCGTCTGCTTTTTCGTTTCATGCTTCTTCAATCTCTTGATTCTCATCATCCGGCAACGGAGCGGCGGGCATCCACCATCCGTATTTCAGCTCATCTTCTGAGCGACTGATGGACTGCCCCATCCAGAATCCATCCCCTTTCTTTTCTTCCCCCCACCAGACTCGGCGAACAACTTCAGCATAGGCTTTGTACGTTACGGGCGTAGACAGAACTGTAACCCAGTGCATCCAGACGAACGGCGTGCCGTCCTTTGGTGCGGAGTCCATGGTTTTCCAAGGAGCGTTCATTGCTGAGCCCTCCTCGCTGCGCTTCGCTCCAGTTGCTGCTTCTCGTTCTCCCGGATCGCAGCCGCCTTGTCCAGCGCCCTCTGCGCCGCCGCCTCGTATTGCTCAGCCGTTGGGAATCCAGCGACCATGCCAATGCAGACATCCTCGCGTTCCGCCAGCAGCTTCAGAATCTTCCCATCAGATCGGACGAGCCGATACGCAGGGCGCGGCGCTTCATCGTGCGCGTGATCCAGCCAGCCGAGGCAGTATTGCAGATACTCCCCTTTGATGAGCGGCATCCACTTGTCGCCAAACAGGGTTTCGATGCTGTACGTGTGTTTCACGCAATCCTCCAGACTCGCATTTCGGTTTCGGACACCTTGCGGGTGGCGACCTTGATTTTGTTGATCCAGGCAATAGCGCGGAGTGAATTGCATTGCTTTTTTGAAACAAGGACAGAATCGCCTGCTCCCATTGCGTCCAAGATTGCTTTTACGTTGTTGTTCTTTTTGATCGGTTCCGGCATCGGAATGCCTTTTTCAATTTTCGGTAGTGTGTTTGTTTTGCTCATGTTCAGCAGTACATCCTTGTTTAGTTGAGTTCAAATACGCAATGACGGAGTTTGTATTTTATGATGCAGCATCTTAAGGGCCGCGCAGACTTCTTCAAAAACAGCATACGACGCATCCAATCCTGCACGGTGAATCAGTCTTGGTGGATTTGGGGCTACATCCGCAGAATCGCTCGGAAAGCTCGGATCTTTGCCTGTCAGATTGTATTCGGCAACACGGGCGGTTTGCCAGATGTCGCAGCGAGCCTTCCATAAAGCATCCCTGATTTGCTGCATCTCTTCGGATGAAAACGAACAAGGCGGCAGATTCACCAAAGCCTCATCTGAAATTGATTTTGTGTCCATTGGTTTTAAGTAAGGGTTGCAGTTTTTTGGCTGTCACGAAGGACGGTAGAACTCGCCAAAGTGTTTGCGGGCAGAGGCTTCGTATGCGGCAGAGGCTTCGTCGAGGTTGTCGTAGTGACCGATGTGAACATGTTTTCCGGAAACCTGCACACTTGCCCGCCATCTTCCGACTCTTTTTTCAAAACTCACGCCCTTCTTCCCGCTGGTGTTGTTGCGCTGAGCGCCGCGATTCCGCCCGTTTTCTGCTACCGTCGCAAGCCGCAGGTTCGCTGGATCGTTGTTTAGTCCGTTCCCGTCGATGTGATCTACATTTGAACTCAAAAGATCAAGCCCATTAGCGGCAGCAAAAACAATCCGGTGCGCCAGATACTCCCTGTAATTTAAGCACAGGGAAAAGTAACGCTTGCCGTTGCAGACAACTACCCGTCCTGCGGGTTTGCCTGAAAACCGGGTGTTCCACATTTTCCACGACGACTCCGTCTTGAAGTGGTGCCACGGCCTGAATTTCCACCGCAGCCCACTTTTGCTGGATAGATCCAGCTCCAGTGATTCGCGGATTGCGTTTACTGGAAGTTCCTTTGTTTCTTTGCATTTTACCGAGTTCATATATCGTGCAGTTTATGCTTGTTCTGTTTATTTCAAATACGGAAGTACGTATCAGGAAGGACGGTAGAACTCTCCGTGATGCTCGCGGGCCGCTCTATCGTAGGCAGCAGCAGCATCCGTGATCTCTTCAAAGTACCCGAGGTGCAGTGTTCGCCCGCCGATCTGGATCTTTGCTTCCCATTTCCCGCGATTCTTGATTCGCGTAACACCCTTGCAGCCGCTGGTGTTGTTCTTGTTTTTCCCGCGATTTCTCCCGTTCTCAGTCGGGGTTGCCAGCCTAAGATTCGCTGGGTTGTTGTTTAAGCTATCGCCGTCCACATGGTCTATTTGCGAACCTCCTGGGTCTGACCCGGTTTTCAGCGCAAAGATAATTCGGTGGCATGTGTATTCATGCGCACCTACGCGCACCCGGTAGTATGTTTTTCCGTATCCGCCATTCACTGTAGATCCAGCTTCATTTCCTCCATACATTGCATTGAAGATATTCCATCCACGTTGATTCCGGAAGTGATGCCTCGGCCTGATCTTCCAGCGGAGCCATGTCTTACTGGTCGGATCTACGTCAAAAGACTCGCGGATCAGATCCATTTGCAGTGGAATCGCGGTTTTCGGCAGGTGTTTTTTGAATACTTTTGACTGACTCATTTCTGGTGATGTTGTAACTTGTTCGGTATATTTCATATACAAGAGAACGTACTAATGGCTTGTTCGGAGAAGAGTATGATCCGACAGGTGTTGATCCGGAGCAATGACAGCAATCGCCCTCTACGGTTTAGGTAAAGAGGATTGACTGAAGAAGAGAGAGATCCGCATAGGGAATCACCGTCGCATTTCAGACGCTGAATTGGGAGTGGTCAACTCAAAGGCTTGGAGGAACTCTCAGCAGTCTCGGTCCTGCATCCAAACTCCAATGTCGCGTTCGCCCTCTGCTCACAACGGAGCAGCGTTTTGGGATTTGCCTTTCCCACCACTGCAACTGGCGATTGCTTGCAGGAGTGAGTTCGATGAGTAGTGCGGCAGTAGCATCGCCATCGTGTCCCCCGTTCAGCGCGGGTAGTATGTCTGCTGAATGACTTGGGAATCCTGCTGCACCTCTGGCTTAACCCGAATCAATGCAAAAGCAAACCTCACCGCAAGGGACGCTACGGTGAGGTTCTTAATTGGTTCGTGACCAATCTTGAAATGCTTCCGTCAACGTCCCTTTTGACTTGCGGGCTGTTTACGGCGTGCCGCTACAATCGTCAAGCAGATTCTTGGCGCAAATCCGCATTCACGTATTTCAGCGTTGACATCCAGCCTGCCGAGATGCACTGTCCGGGAAACAACCCATCCGATCACCGCCAATGAATTCCGCTCTTTTAGTCGTAGGGGGCAACCCCGTTGAGTTTGTCACATCCGCCCCCACCAAGATCACGCTTCCTGCGGTTGGCGCGGTTGGAGGTGTTGGGCAGAACAACATCGCTGCCGCCACGCTCACTACTGATGACGCAGGCAAGACGATCTTCCTGAAACTCGCCGCCGGGTTTGTCACCACGCTTCCGCTCCCTGCCGCTGGGTTGAGCTTTGAGTTCATCGTCGGCACGGCCCCGTCCGCAGGTTCCTACACCATCGTCACCAGCGGGTCCGCCAACATCATCAAGGGTCAGGTGTATAGCTCCGACTTGAATGCAGCATCCGATGGCGACCTTGAGACTTCTGGCGGCGACACCATCACACTCGTCACGGCAAAGGCTGTTGCTGGCGACCGAGTTGAGCTTCGGTGCGACGGAACCAACTGGTTCGCTTACGGTTTCTGCTCGGTCTTCGACGCCATCACGATCACGACCACCTAATTTCGTGGCCGACATCACGGAGCGTCAGTTCAAGACACCCTTGGACTGGCGCTTTTTCCTGTAACTCATGGTCGCACCAGTCATCCAAAGACAAGGCGGGCTTTCTCCAAAGCCACCGCTGTTCGACTACGACTCATGGGGGCTGGACGAAAACGGAGGGATCTACCACGAACTCTACGGGGAATGGTGGGACGGCAAAATTGGGTACTCGCGGCTGGACATTGAGCTGTCGGCTTTCATCCGGGGGTTGACTCCAGGGGAAGGAGGGATGGGAAAGTACGAGCATCTGCGGGAGTGTATTGATCTGCTCTGGAACACGGGAGGGAAGAACGTCGTCGAGTGGAACCCTTGGCTGGAGAAGATGTTGGAGGAGTCGTGCGAACACAATTTCCTCGCAGTCGCTGGATGCTCCTCGTCGTCCAAGTCCTTTGGCGGCGCGATCATCGCCATCGTCAATTTCATTGCGGACCCAGAGAACACGCTCGTCCTCGTCACCTCAACGTCCATCGGTGCGGCCAAACGGCGGATCTGGAAGTCCGTCATGCAGTTGTGGAACAAGCTGCCGGACAAGTACAAGCGGCTCGGCAAGATCAAGCCGTCGCTGAATATGATCCACTATCAGCCGCAGGACGGATCGGTGGCGCATGACGCAGCATCAATCTGTCTCGTTGCCGCTGAGCAGAAGCAGGAAGCGTCCGCCGTGCAGAAGCTCGTCGGGCTGAAGAATGAAAGGGTGATCCTGATTGCGGACGAACTCTGCGAACTCTCCCCTGCTGTCCTCCATGCGTCCGACAACCTGATTTCAAATCCATGGTTCCAGATGATTGCGATGAGCAATCCGAAGGATAGGGAAGATCCGTTCGGTCTGATGTGCGAGCCTGTCGAGGGCTGGGCAACACTGGATGAGTCCATGATGGAGTGGGATACCAAGTACGGAAAAGCCATCCGGTTCGATGTTCTTCAGTCTCCGAACTACTTGGAGCAAGAGGTGATCTACAAGTACATGCTCACCTACGAGAAGATCGAAAAGTTCCGGCAGCAGCATGGCGAAAACTCTGCCCGCTTCTACCGCTTCTATCGAGGATTCTTCCCGGTTCAGGGCACCGAGGATACGATTTACACAGACACGGATTTCAATGCGTACATGCAGGAATCCGTCAAATGGAAGAAAGAACCAACAAAGATTGCGGGGCTGGACTTGTCCTTCTCTAGCGGCGGTGACAAAACCAGCCTGTGCATTTGTCTATTTGGTGAGACAATCGACGGCGTGATGTGCCTCCAGCTTGAGAAGTTCTACGCTATTCATGAGAATGCGGCGGACAAGATGAATCCTAGGACGGATCAAATCTGCGCTGAAGTGAAGAAGATCCTAGATAAAGAGGGTGTGTCGTACAGAAATCTGGCGGTGGACAGCACCAGCGCCACTGGCACGGTGGACAGATTGACGCAGTTTATGTCAAAGGAAATCCTGCGCATCAACTTTGGCGGCAGGGCAACGGAGCGTCCAGTGTCGTCAAATGATCGGACTCCATCGTCCAAGAAGTACACTAATCGCGTTTCGGAACTATGGGGCGTCGGGATTGAGTTTATGCGCGGCGGGCAGTTGAGTGGTTTCCGCAAAGATCCTGAGCTGTGCCATGAGATGAAAGCCCGTCGATTTTCCATGGTGAAAGGCGCAGACGGCGAACGGATGATGGTTGAGCCGAAGCTGAAGATGAAGCTACGGATAGGTCGCTCGCCCGACAAAGCTGACTCGCTTATGCTTTGTATTGAAACTTGCCGTGAGAGATTCCACTGGCAATCCAAGGAGCGCGGCTTGTCTGTATTGCCGAAGAAGGATTTCTTTGAAGTAATGCGCAGACTGGATGTTGTGAGCAGGTCAAACGGCGGCGGCGACTGGATGGCTATTGCTTGACTTTACGTAGATGCGGATTAAACCTACCGATAGAAATGACTTCTTCTCGCGCCGACTTACTCCTTGAAAACATACCGGATGATGAATCCCCGGCACCAGAGGAGCGGATCAAAGACGCATCAACTGGCAGAGAACTCTACCGAGCGATGCTTCAAGCGGACAGGCAATCTGCGGCACAACGAGTCAGGCAGCAGGCAATGCTGGACGGTGAGCCTCCTCACGATCAGGCAGTCCTGACGGCAACAGGACAGGGAAGCATGACAAACCTGAACTGGGGCGATGCCGAAAACATCGTTGAGTTCACAAAGTCCGGGATGATTGATCTCGTCAACTCCGTCGAGAACCTTGTTCGCACCCCACTACTGAATCAGTATTTCGAGGATGAGGAGCAACGGCGCGAGTACGAGCAGACGCTTGCCGAGGAGGTGACGAAGACGTTCCGGCGCTGGGAAGGCTTCGATTTTAATTACCAGAACCTAATTCATCACTGGCTCTGCTTTGGCGTCGGTATTGGCTACTGGGAAGACTCAATCGACTGGCGCTGGAAGACGACCGGACTGTCTGACTTCTGCATTCCTCGCCAAACACTAGCGTCGGAGGAGCGCATTACGATTGCTGGATGTCGCCGCAGGTACGAACTGCATGAGCTTTACGAAAAGATCCGTGATCCAGAGCGGGCAGAGAAGATGGGGTGGAATGCCCAAGCAGTAAAGCAGGCGATGCTTCGCGCAGATCATCCGGCAGGATCAACGACGGCATGGTCTGAAACCGAGTGGGAGCGGTTGCAGGCGCAATTCAAAAATAACGATCTCGGAGCAACGGCGGCAGGCAGGACGCAAACCGTAGAGGTAATCCATCTCTGGGTTCAAGAATTTGATGGGTCTGTTTCGATGTACCTCGTTTCCGATACACCGATTCAGGATGACGGGAAGCGCGATCCATGGATGTACGTTCGCCGCCATGAGTACGACAACGTGCGGAATGCGTTCACGTTCTTCTGTTACGGCATCGGGACGAACGGAACGTACCACTCCATCTCAGGCATCCTGCGCAAGATTTACCCGCAGGTTCAAGTCTCCAATCGTCTGCGCTCCAAGCTGGTTGATGCCGCCGCCATGTCGTCCGGCGTGATGCTTCAGCCACTGAGCGAGACATCATACGACAAGATCGTCTATACAACTCTCGGGCCGTACACAATGCTCCCGGCAAAGGATATTGCCGAGTACGTCGAACGCGCATCTCCGAATCTAGGAAGCAACGTCACTCCGGTTCTCGCGGACATGGAGCGGACGATGAATCAGCGGGCCGGACAATTCCAAGGAGGTTCCGCTTTCGGCGGGAGCCAGGAGAAGACCCGGTTCCAAGTCCAAGCGGAACTCGAAACACTGTCCCGCGTTGGCGCTACTCAACTCAATCTCTTCTACCCATCATGGGCACGGATGATGCAGGAAGCGGTTCGCCGCCTCTGTCGTGTCGGATACTCGGATGCAACGCCTGGCGGGAAAGAAGCAGCGGACTTCCGCAAACGTCTCGTTCGTCGCGGGTTCCCACTGGAAGCACTGGAGGTCATTGACTTTGATGCAGTCACCTGCGAGCGAGCAATCGGCAGCGGCTCTATGGTTCAGCGGAATGCGATGCTGGATGAGATCGCTCCGTATGTCGGCAGCTTTGACGAAGCAGGGCGGCACAACTACCTGCGGGACAGAACCGCTGGCGCTCTCAAATCCTACGAGGTTGCTGGACGGTACATCCAACGGATGCCGGGAGATCAGCGTCCGCCAGTGGACAAGAAGATCGCAGAGTTGCAGAACTTCGTCATGCGCTCTGGCTCTCCGATTCCGGTTGAGCCGAATGACATGCATGTTGTCCACTTGGATACCCACATTCCGTTCATCGCACAGATTCTCAACGATGTGGAAACCGGGGCGCTCAGCTTGGAGGAAGCGGTGCAGCCGATGATTATCATCCACGAACACTGTATCGGTCACTTGGCGATCCTGTCGAACGATCCGACCGTGGAGACAAAGGTTGCCGAGTACAATCAGGCATTGCAACAGGCTGGAGAAATCATCTGGAACGGAACGAAGAAGATCGAAGCCGCTCAGCGCAAGGCCGCACAGGAACAGCCAGCCCAGCAGCAGGAAGGCCAATCACCGGAAGCCGCGCAGAAAGCCGAGGAAATCAACAGCGAGATGCAGCGGAAGATCATTGAGTTCCAAGTGAAGATCCAAGGCATGAACGCGATCAGCGATGCAAAACGCCAGAACATGCTTGCCGATGCCGCCATCAAGCGCCGGATCGAACTGGAAAAAGCACGCCAAGGAGCCGCACTGAAGGACGCGACGACCGCCGCAGAACTTCTCTCTAAATCACGAACAATGCAGTAATATCGAATGGACATCAATAAACGAATCGCAGAACTAAAACAGGAATTCAAATCCAATGCGAACCTCAGATACGAGTGGGACACCATCCGGAACTCCGAAGCGTATCGCAAAATATCGGAACTGGTATTCCTTGAGAGTGCAGCATCATTGTCGAAAGTCGGGGCAGCAGAGCATGACATCGTGGCAGCACGCAGGCTGTTCAAACACCAGTCCGTCCAAGAAGTCTTCCAAGCACTGAACCAAGTGCATATCCCAGAACCTGAGCCCGTGCCGATTCCGCCCGCATGGGAGCATATCAATGTAGACGAGGCTCAGTAAACTTTAGTCAGAACCACCACCAAAACCAGAATGGAATCACCATCAGCAATCGCGTCTTCGGACCCCGGAGACTTCCTCTCCGTCATCAACAACGTCATCGACCACCCGCAGGAAGTAGCCGCGCCGCCAGTCGAAACGCCAGTCGAGGAACCAGTGCCAACGCTGGATCTGAAACCGTCCACGCCAAAATCAACAGCAGAGACAAAGAAGGGTGCGGATGCCCTGCTCGGAGATGACGAAGAAGCGCCGGAAGCGGATGCGGCTGAACCGGAAGAGGCGGACGATACGCCGGAAGAGATCAAGTCCGACAAGAAGGCTTCGTACAAATGGGGCGAGCTTCGGGCGGAAGCCAAGCAGGCAAAGGTTCTCGCCAAGGAAGTTGAGCAACTGCGGCAGCAACTGGCTGAGCGCGAGAAGCTACGGGATGCAGATCCACTCAAGCAAGAGGCAGACGAACTCCGCAAGAAGTACGAGGAGCTGGAGAAGGAGGCATACGTTTGGAAGATTGAGAAGACTTCCGCGTGGAAGAATGAGGTGGAGAAGCCAATCAATCACATCCGCGAGAGCATCCAGAACATCGCCAAGGAGTACGAAATCTCCGAGGATCTTCTCTTCGACGCCTTCTCTGACGGCGATATGAAGTCCCGCGCCAAGAAGTTCGACGATGTGTTTGAGCATCTGCCGCGCATTGTGCAGAATGAACTTGCCCGCCTTGACGCTGCCGCAACAGATGTCTCCCGCCGCAAAGCTGAACTGGAAGCCAATGCCGAGCAGGCGTATAAGGAGCTGACACAGCGGGAGTCTGAGATGACGGAGAAGCAGAAGACTGAGATCAAAGCCGCGCAGATGCGGGCAGTCGAGGCGGACATGGCGAAGATCCGCAAGGTTGCTGCAAACTTTGTGCATGACGACACGCCGCCAGAGAACGTGATCCGCGAGATCGAACAGGAAGTCGGCGCTACCTCGTTTGAGGATATGACGACCGAGGAGAAGGCGTTCGCCATCATCGCTGCATCCGCCCTGCCGCGCATGAACAAAACCGTCGTCGCTCTACGAAAGCAGATTGAGTCGTACAAGAAGGAGGTCGGCAAGATTAGTGGGACTCGCCCAGGCGGAACTTCGTCCGGGTCAAACCCAGCGAAAGGACAACCGGACGGCAGGCCGTTCCTTGAGGCTGTTGGGATTCTCTAATCAATTACCTCGACCAGCAACCCGTCATGCGCTCAAAACGCTGGCGGGTTTTCTTATGCCCTCAAAGATTTCGTTGACATTTTCCAAATACGCATACACGTATCGGTGCGCCATTCCAGAAGGCGAGAATCTACTGGGAACCAACCTGAGCATAAACAACCGTCCGTTTCGGATGCGTGCTTTCCCCGGCTCAAGGAGAGGAAAACAAACAATTCCTGACACTAGGAAGAAACCTCGTTCCCAAAACCAACCTAGATACCAAGCACCATGCCCTCTACTACCGTACCAGCGAATTCCACTACTGGATCGCAAATCATCCAACAAAACTTCATCAATGAATCCGGTCGGATCGGTGAAGGTCTTTTCCGTTACGCCTACGATGTCTCTCCTTGGGCTCGCGTTGTGAAACGTGGTCTTTGGCCTGACGGGATGGGCGATTCGATCCGCGTCCTGAACTACGAACGAGCGCTTGTTGGGACTACCGGGAAGGGGACTTGGGCCAATCACCGGGCTCATGGGTTCTCGTCCGCCGCCACAGGCAATACGCCCCCAGACATCAGCACCTCTCGGGGTCTTCCTCCAGCCGCTGTTGTCCAAGTGACGCAACGCCTGCGTGAGTATAATCTCGCTTGGACCGCTGTTGAGTCCATGCGGATCGACGTTCGTGACGCAGCCTTCTCGTTCCAATTTAAAGAACAAATGAAGATGCTGTACGATTGCTTGCTTGATGCAGGCATGCGCGTCTGGAGCTACCGCACTCGCGAGGAATACTTCCGCATGTGCGCCAACAAAGTATGTATTGGCACGCCTGAATCCGGGTCGCTCAACTCTCTTGCTGATGCCTCCGTCACTGGCGCGACCGACTTTGCGACACTACGCGGGTTCACGCTCGCTCAGCTCAACATGACTGGCGCGGCTCCGTCCGGCGGTTTCAGCACGAAGCACTCGGTCCTGACTGGCGGTGTTCTCCGTGACATCTATGCTCGCCTCTGCCGGAACGGCGCAGGCAAGAACAGCGGCGGCATGTCCGATGGCGCTCCGGTGTTCCCGCTGCTCACCTCGCCAGAAACGAGCGACTACCTCATTCGTGAGGCTGGTACTCGGAACGACTTGCGCTGGGGTAACGCTGGCGAACTGCTAAAGCCACTCGGGGTGACTCGTTCGCTCTGTGGGTTTTCGCACACGCTGGATCACGAAGTTCCTCGCTTCACGCTGGCTCTGAACAGCTCCGTGTACGACTTCACTGAGGTTCCGCCATGGACGTACCAAGCCGGAAGTATTGACGTTGCGATTACGGCTGCGGCAACCGCAACTGGTGGAACGCTACTTACCGTTACGAACAACGGCTCTACGGAATTGGGAACAAACGGACTCGTGGTCGGATCGGTCGTAAGCATTGCGCCAACCTCTGCTTCCGACAGTGATTACAGCGGGACATTCCGGGTGCTTGCAATCCCGTCCTCGACGACCGTTCTGATTGACAAGACTCCGTTCAGTTCCGACATGACTGGGCGGTTGACTACGTTGACGAACGGCCAAGGTGGCTGGGTTGAAAACCCTGCATACCACACGGCCCCATACGAGATGTCTTTCATTCTCCATCCGGAGGTGATGGAAGCTCTCACGCGGAACTCCACGACGAGCCTTGGCGCTGGAACCAGTTATGATCCGACGACCCGTATCGGTGACTTCAACTGGCAGAATATCCGGAACGAGACGACCAACCCGGATGGTACGTTCGGTTACTTCCGTGGTATCCTGGAGTTCGCCAGCAAGCCGATGAAAACTCAGTTCGGCTGGGCTATCATCCACCGTCGTCCGGACCCAACCGTCCTCGCTGCTCCATCCATCAGCGTGACGAGCGGCCTCGGGTTGACTGCCTGATTTGGTGGTGGTTCACCAATAACGGGGGTGTCAGTCAAGTTGGCTGGCACCCCTACTTCAAACCGAAACTTTTACAATGTCCGCTTCCTACGCAGCAAACGACGAACACGTCATTGCGAATGCGCTCGCTCAAGCGATGGGAAAGACGGGGGCCCCGAGGATCTACAACTACGGCTCGCCAGATCCTCAGATTCCAATCGCAGCAATTTATTGCATGCAGGATTGTGTGTTTTTTGATTTTAGAATATACGTAAATGAGAATAGCACTACATATAGCGCTCAAGAAAATCAGCAACTCGCGGTAGATACATCAGGAGAAAGCGGGAATATATCAGACATCACAGTCGTCCCGGCAGGAGCAATCATCCGAGGTAATATTTACTCATTTCTTTTAGACTCTGGTTTACTAATCGCATACCCAGCATAATGCCATGGCAGTACCATACTCAGCACCCCATCCGCAGATTATCTCCAATGCTGTTGCGCAGTTCATGGGAAAAACCGGAGCGCCAGTTATTTATAATGGAGCTGCCGCATCTCCGCCAGCCGGATCGTACTGCGGAATTTTCTTCATTGCAGATACAGTTCTCACATCATTGTCTTTCTACGAAGCTGGCGCTGTAGTTTCAGCATCTGTAAACAATGTTGTCGGAGGCTCGCTCGCCGGGATTACCTTCAAGGCAAATTCCTGGTTATTCGGCAATATCAACGATCTGGTCATCGCTTCCGGAACGCTACTTCTCTACAAATCCTGATATGCCGTACCGCTTAGATCCGAACACAGGTCAGTTTGTCTGGGATGGCTCATCTATCCCTCAGACAACCCGTGATTCGCTTGGGACTCAGATCCGTGAGTTGCAGGCGCAGATTGACGCACTAAGTTTTGTTGATCTGGATGATGTTCCAACCACATACACTGGTCAGTCCGGGAAGATCCTCTCAGTCAAAAGCAGTGAAGATGGACTGGAGTTTGTTGCAAACTCAAGTGGTGGCACGGTTACAAGCGTCTCAGGAACGGCTCCAATCTCTGTTGCAAACGGAACGACTACTCCGTCAATTACGATTGCGACGTTTGGAACAAGCGCAGCCGGGGTGGTTCCAGCATCAGGCGGCGGCACCACTAATTTTCTTCGTGCTGATGGTTCATGGCAGGCTCCTCCGGGTGGCGCTGGAGTTTCCGATGGCGACAAGGGTGATGTGATCGTCTCTAGTTCCGGCACAGTCTGGGCTCTCGACACAAGCGGAGTCACGGCTGGGAGTTACACGCTGGCAAGTGTAACGGTTGACGCAAAGGGGCGCGTTACGGCGGCATCCAGCGGAACGGTTTCCGCAGCAACAATTTCGGACGGCACGACAGTCGGTAGGAATATCATCAAGCTGGCAAACCCCGGAGCTGTGACGTTCCTGCGGATGAATGCGGACAACACGGTGACTGCCCGCACTGCATCAGAAACGCGGACTGATCTCGGGCTCGGTGGAGCAGCGCTTCTTGCTGTAGGCACGACGACCGGGACAGTTGCTGCCGGGGATGATGCGAGGTTCCATAGCGCCGCAAGCGTAGGAGTAACGCTTCAATCTGTGATGGATTTTTCGGGGCAAAATCTGTACGCAGTTACAACCCCGCCAGCGGACAGGATCGTTTTCTTCGATCAATCGGAAGAAACCTGGGAGTACCTTGAGGTCGGGCCTGGGCTTTCGATCTCAGGGCAAACACTGACATCGACGGGAGGCGGCGGAACCAACACGATTCTCCAATTCTTCCCCCGTGATGCGGAGTTTCCGACGACGAATTTTGCGACCATCGACACACGGAACAGCCACCCGGTCCTAGACTTCCCATCGACGGGATCACCAACCGCCATCTTCCGCACCTACGTCCCCCAAGGTGCCACGTTCGCCGGATCTGGGACCGCGCTGACAGTCTACATCGACGCAGCAGCGACATCCGCAACATCCGGCGTTGTTGGCTGGAGCGTCTCTTTGGATCGACTAGTGGCGGGCGGGCAGGATCTGGACTCTGCTGACAATTTCGGCACCGCACAAAGTGGCAGTCAAACCATCAGTAGCACAAGCGGCGTGATGTGTCGAACGACGGTCATCTTTACTCAGGCTCAACTTCCGGCTAGTCTTGCCGCCGGGGACATGTTCCGCATCCGAATCCAACGCAACAACGGCGTCGCATCAAATCACACTGGTGACGCGGAGTTTGTCGGCGCGTACCTCGAAATCACACCGTCTGGCGCATAACATGGCCTACCTTTTTACATCAGCCAGCAGCCAAGCAATACATAATGCTTCATCCGCTCCGGTGACTGCGTTTCCGCTGACGATTGCGGCGTGGGTGAAATGCACGTCTTTTGGCGGGCAGGCAGTCTGTATTAGTAATGGAGCGGGGCTTGTTCAGGTGAGTATTAACGCATCGGGTCAAGCCACAGCATTTGCCAGAGACGACTCTCAAGCGCAGCAGTTTACAGCGACGACAGCAACGACAGCAGCGACAACAGGGACATGGAACCACATCGCCGCGGTTTTTGCGTCTGCATCATCAAGAACGGCATACCTCAATGGGGTGGCGTCTGCGACGAACACTTCGGCAATCACAAACTCGATTGCCGCATACAACCGGATTTCCATCGGATCAAGATTTGTTGGAGCGAGAGACAGTTTTTTCAACGGCGATATTGCCGAGGTGGGGGTGTGGAATGCCGCTCTTGCTGCCAACGAAATCGCCGGACTGGCAAAAGGCTTTCGGTGCCGGATGATCCGCCCTCAATCCCTGTGTTTTGACCTCCGCATGATCCGCGACCTTCAAGACCTTTCGCGGGCTCTTGCAATGACTAACACTAACGGCGCAACAGTCTCAACCCACCCGCGCATCATCTACCCGTGAATTTTATGCTTATCCCGCCACCAGCACCAGACGACCCACCCGCTCGCGCAGCAGTCCGGCGGATTTTCAGTGAGACTGCCGAGGAGCTTCAGCGCCGGATTGCGATGCACCAACGGATTTTTCCGCTAGTGTGGTCATCCAACGACTACGCGCCAGCGGAGTTTTTCGCGGAGGCAGGGACGCAGGGCGTTAAGTTCATGCAGATCGCAGGGGAGAACGTCGAACACATCGCAGCACTCGCCGCCATCGACGGGAAGACGCTGAACGACTTCCTCGACCCATCGGAGTACATGCCGCCCGCCGCGTACACCGCCAATCCTGACGGAACCATCACCCTCAACCCATAACAAACCATGGGCGACACCCAAGAAGAATCAGGACCACCAGTCACGGAAACCGGACCAGTCCGCCCGCCAGTCATCATCACGCCGCCGCCGCTATCTCCCTCCCAGGTGGAGAAAATAGTCAAAGCGGTTGAAGCTGTTGAAGAAGTAGTTAAGGCTCTCGGGCCACTTTATGGCGACTACTGTAAATGGGTATTGAGCAAGATTAAGCCAATCATCATTCCGCCAATCGGTCCAACAATTCCGCCACCATGAACCATCAGTCGTTCCCCGCAACCATCGGGGCGATACCTGTAAAACATCGCACCACACGCAGGAAACCAATGCCCCTTCTCACAGCCGCACTCACTATCCCTGTAATCGCCACTGCGTTTGCACTGCCAGCTACGGCGTTGATTATTGAACAACCACGCGCAGTTGATATGTATGCTGCTCTCGGGGCAATTTTGGCGAGCCTGATTGCGCTGATCGAAGCAAGGTACAAAGGAAGGGATTTCGGACCAGCGATGTCAAATTTTCTGGCGTGTGCGATGGCTGGGAGTTTAGCTCCAAAATTAGTCTATCTGCTGCTTTTGCAGTGGGGGTGGATTACCGCCGAAGCTCACATTGTTCGCGCATGGGAAGCCTGGGCCGCTGCTGGATTCATGCTTGGAATGAACGGTTGGTGGTTGATTCACAAGGTTACAGCAATTATAAAATCCATGTTCCCTAAAGGGAAGCGATAAACCATGCCAGACATCACTGTTTCATCCTCGGTTCACACGTTTATGCAAGCTGCCGATAAAACGGCGATGCGTGCTGCGGTTGATCTACCAATCTCTCAGGCGTGGACATCCGCCACGTTGTCCGGCGCTTACGGCGTTACAATCACTGCGACTGGCGCAACGAGCGTTACTCTGCCGACATCCGGAACATTGGCATCTACGGCTGCAAAGATTTCGGACTTCGCTGCATGTACTTCGTCTGAGCTTGCTGGGAAGATCAGTGATGAAACCGGAACTGGCGCTTTGGTTTTTGCGAATACGCCGACATTGGTGGCTCCGGTTCTTGGAGTGGCGACCGCGACCAGCATCAACAAGGTAACGATCACGGCTCCGGCAACCAGTGCTACGCTCACGATCTCCAATGGAGCGGCGCTCACCGTGTCTGGCAATGTAACTGTTTCGTCCAGCGGATCGTGCGTGTTGACTCTCGGTGCGAACAACATCACGTTCGCAACGTCAGGCGCGACATCGCTCACGCTGCCAACAACCGGAACGGTGGCGACGTTGGCTGGCGCTGAAACCCTGTCAAACAAGACGCTTGCTGATGCCGACATTGGAACCCCGATTTCAGGCGTCCTTGAAAACTGCACGGATTACCCAGTCGGAGCAATCGCCGGACTCGGATCAGGGGTTGCTACTTGGCTTGCCACTCCATCCAGCACGAACCTCGCCGCCGCAGTCACTGGTGAAACCGGATCTGGCTCGCTTGTCTTTGCGACATCGCCAACGCTCGTCACTCCAGTTATCGGAGCAGCAACCGGAACAAGCCTTGCTGTCACGGGCGCAATCTCTTCCAGCGGCGGCGCAATCGGATACGTCACTGGCGCTGGCGGAACTATCACCCAAATCACAAGCCAGACTACGGCTGTCACGCTGAATACGCTTTCTGGCATGGTGCAGATGTTCAGTGGGACATCAATCGCGCACGAAACAGCCGCTGTGTTTCAAGTGAACAACAGCCGGGTCGCTCAGTCGGATGTAGTTATCGCGTCTATTCGCGGCGGGACAAACGGCGGAAATACGCAGGCTTCTATTGTTGAGGTTGGCTCTGGGTACTTTAAGATTGCCGTGTCCAACAACAATGGCAGCGGATCGGCTGAAAGCGGTTCCGCAATCCAAATCAACTTCGCAGTCATCAAAGCCGTTACATCGTAATGCCAGCAGCTCCACGGCAGACATCTCAAGCTCCGCAGCGGCAAAGGACGAGGGTCTACCCGACGCCGAAGATTGCGGATGTCATCATCCGGCAGAGCTTTGAGACGACAAGGACTGCGATCCCGGCATACGGAACGGCGCATCCGGACACGACCCAGTATCCGAATCACAAGCTGGTTTACGTTCGTGTCGCTGATGAGCAGGGGTTGTACTTTGAGTTCCTGTACGCGGCAGACAGAAGCGATCAGGAGGACTACAACTACGAGATCACGTACCCATACGGCGGCGAGATCAAGTATCCACGCATCACTCGGAAGTACGTCCTGCCTCGCGGAGACAACGCCCTTGCTCTTGGCTCCGCTGATCCCGGAACAACGCTGACCGGATTGTACGAGTACAAGCAACCGGGCGGACAGTTCGGATATAAGCAACCTGGCGGGGTATTCACCTACGAGTTTCAAGCAATCACTCAAGCAACCCTTGTTGCTCAATCAGAGCGCCCACTTGGGGATGAACTGAACGGACTGTACGTTGAGGTGACTCGCGTGTACGATGTCATTCCTGGATCGGAAGATCCAACAACCAGTGACGGATTCGGGCAGGTTGACAACGGGTACACTGTCGAGCGACCCATCCAAGACAAGAACTGGGTGCGGCTTACGTGGACGCTGGAGCTGCCAAGAACAGTTGCCGACACATACAGGAAAGACAACTTCGATCAGTGTCCAATCTCCGGGTACTACAATCTGTATCTGGTCAGCGAGTCAATCAAATCTGCGGACGATCAGAACCAGACATCCAAGATCGTTCGTGTTTATGAAGGCGATGTATCAGACAATCTAGGTATTTCGACAGCAAGCGTAATCGGAAAGTCCAGAGAGTTTCCCGGCAAGATGCCGCCAGAGAAGTTCCTGTCCTATGTTGAAACTAGGACCGACATGAACCGCATCCTGTCGCCGGAAGACATTGCGCTGGATTCTGTGTCTGCGCCATCCGGGATGCTACTCCTCAACTCCAAGGTTGATCCAGAAGGAACCAACTCTGGAAACCGCAGCATTACAGCAACAAAGTACGAAGCAGGGAGCGTCAGCGGCAAACGATGGGATGACAATCTGCGTGACTACGTTCCCTACACGGTTTCCGTTGTCAGTGCAGATGACGGAATCAACTACGTCGAAACACCCGGCGAGCAGATCGAAGTCCAGCCAATCAATCGGTACTGGTCAATCGTCACCCGCGAGACTCCTCGGGAAACGGCATTACCAGAACTGGTCAAGGAGTACGAAACATCAAGACCATTCGTATGGCCCGCCGTTCTTCCGTCAGGTGGTCCTGGGGCGCTTAGGTGGGATGGGCTGAACCGAAGGATGCCACGCGGGAGCGATACGTTCATCAAAGAGCTGTTCTACCAGTTCACTCTACGCCGTGCTTGGAGTGGTAGTTGCAGGGCGAAGATCCGTGTCTGGTGGCAGAAGAGTGCGCCGATTGTCACTCCAATCGAAGCAATGCAACCGACAGAGATCAGAGTCTCTTGGCCAATCGGGACAATTGTTGTGCCGCCATGCCTCCACGGAAGATACGACTTCAATGGAACAACCGGGGACAACAACCCAGATTACGGTCCTGCAAACTTCCGCATGGTTGTTGACGCAACCAACTACGTAGACTGGCCTGAGTCGCTGCTCATCTCTTCAGAGAATGAGCCGTACAAAGGCGGGTTCCGTTGTACGGAGGTCATCGTCTACAGCCCACCTGAGTACATCCCGACATGATCCCGCTGAACGTAAACCATCTCTTAGATCCAGACGAAATCCCAGACGGGCTTCCTAGGATTGCTGCGCTAATTTCAAAGAAAGAGACAATCATCCCCGGCGAAGGCATCGGTATTCAAGAGGTCAACGGCGACTACATTGTGTCAGTCAGCGACTCGGTCGTCCAAGAGGCAGTCCAAGCCGTAGTCCAAGCGCCGCAGGAAGATCCGCTCACTGGGATGGGATTCCGCGTTTCGTACTCAGATGGAGTAATCAGTATCAATCGCGGATACATTCTCAACTCGTACTATGTAAGCAACGAGTGGAAAAGCGAAGAGACGCTGGTGATTGCTGGTCAACTCAGCGTCAATCCGGATTCGCCAAAGTGTTCGGTTTTCATCGCAATTGCAGTAACCGTGTTTAAAGGTGAAGACAACTCGCCGTGGAACACTTACGACAGTGTTGCGTACATTGAGGCGAACAACTACCAGTCAACAATCATCCTGAGAACGGAATGGTCCGGGTTGGATCTCGTTCAGCTCATGTCTCCAGGCGAGGCAAGTCTGTTTGAAGTGTACTCCGAGGAGTTCCCGTCGTTCCCGACAGACAACAAGATCCGCATCCGCCTTGCCGACATTGACGAAGATGGCGTTGTAAACCAATCCCATCTTGGGCTCATCACGCTTCCGCAGACATACGAAACCAAAGTCGAGAACTGGAACTTCCGCTGAGTAATGGCAATCATCCCGGGCTACGCAATTCAAGTCATTCCAAGCGATCTTGGAACGCTGATTGCCGTAGACCGCGACAGAGTGGAGACGGATGTGGTGCGAGCGATCCCGCAGGATGAGGTCAACTTTGTTCAAGGATTTGACTTCCAGTGCGAGGTTGTTGATGGCGAGGTGATCGTAAACAGAGGGAGGGTCAGAACCCCAGCGGCAGCACCAGGCGCATCGTACGTCACAGACACGATTCCGCAGACGACATTGACCGGGTTTGTCCCGGAAGAATCTGGCGACATTTACATCGAACTGTCTCTCGCTGAAGATCCGATTGCGGCAACGCTCCAGTTTTTCGGGACAGTGACGTTTGTAAGCGAGTACAACTACTCGGCTGGCATGGCGAATAAATCCAAAGCCACTGTCGCATTCTCCGTCGCAAAAGGAGTCATACCGCCAAACGATGCGGCATACACGCGAGTCAGGCTTGCTGAGTATTCAGTCGATACTGAAGGCTCAATCTCGCTGATACAAACCCATTTCGGATCAATAACCATCCAGCGCCCAACCCAGCACAACGACTTCGCAATCGCCTTCGGCATCGTCTGATCTATTGACTCCTACGCAATCCCGGATACCATAAGCAGCAAGTGAAAACCGTCGCCCAAATCAACAGCCTCCTCTCGGCTTACCTGCCGCTGAACGACGGGCATTCCTCTGCAACAAGCATCATCCCGATGCTGAATCAGGTGATGCCAAGGCTGTACGACATGGGGAACTGGCGGGCATTGCAGGACGAGATCGACATCGACGCCAGCGCCGGATACTTCTGCCTGCCGGAAGATTACGAGTCGATCATCATGGCGCGGCTGAATGACTGCCCGATTGAGATTCAGAGTATCCATTATGAGTACCAGCGGAAAGGCCCTGGCTACGTTGAGTCTCCGGCGTCGTACATCTACGGTCTGATTGACGAAGGCTTCGTTCCAACCTTGTCCGATCTGCCGATTGAAGGGCTGGACGCGCTGACATTCACTCTCGTTTCCGGAACGTGGGATACATCAGATACCATCCGCGTTGACTACATCACTGATACCGGGAAGGTCGTCTGGACTGGTTCACTCAACGGGTTGTCAACCATCACGCTGACACCAGCATCCCCGCTCGTTGCGATCAAGAGCATCCAGTACACATCCATGCCAGATCGGGTTCTTGTCACTGATGCCGATGACATCATCTACGCAGTGCTGATCCCCGGCAGTAACGTCAGTGAATATCGCAGGTACAAAGTTCCGCAGGCTCCACCGGAAACAACGGATGAGTGGCGAGTCTCGGCGCTGGTAAAGAAGAAGTTCCAAGAGATCACATCGAACACAGATGTCGTTCACATCGACAACATCACCGTTCTAAAGCATGCATTCCTTGCAGTCACGGCAGAGGACAATGCCGACTTGGATCGCGCAACTTTCCACTGGTCACAGGTCAACAAGCAGCTTGAACTTGAACTCAGCCAGTCTCGCGGAGGAGCGAAGGGTCGTCCGCAGTTTGAGATTTGGGGGGCAGGAATCCCAGGACTTCCATCCAGATACTAATCATGGCTTCACTTTCAGAAACACCAGCAATGCGGCAGGCGCGAGAAACGGCCTTCCGGGACAAGTCCTTGCTCAATAAGCAGTATCGGCAGGCGCGAGCTTCCGGTGACTTTGGTCGTGCGATGACAGTAGCCCAGCAGGCAGACAAGATGGGAATGCCAGTCGGAGTCTCTGGTTCCTTCGATCAGTTGGCGCAAACCGGGCAGCGCAGGTACGAGCAAAGCATGTTCGCCGCAGGGCAACAGCCAGAGAAGACTGGGCTCGCCGGGTTTGATTTTCGTCAGGCATCCCAGCGCGGAGCTGTCGGCGTTGGTGGATATGACTTCCGGCAAGCGGCTCAGCGTCAACCAATGCAGCCAGCGCAAGACATGGCACCGCAAGCTCCGTCCAGCCAGAGGGTTCCGCCAGCTGCGCTTTCGACGACAGTCCCTGGTGGCGCTCCAGCTACGCCAGCTCAACAGCAGGGCAGCCCCGCTCCGCGTCCTGAACTCGCAAGTCAATTTACGGACATCTGGGGTAAAGCGAAAACGCAGGAACAAAAAGACAGTGTCCTGCTTGCTGCATACAAGGCAGGGGTTCCGCTTAATGACTTTGGAAGCAAGGAACTGCTTCGCGCTACCAGTAATTTTCTGCCAGAGCAACCACCAGAGCAGCAGTCCAACAAACTCACGTTCACGAATACGGCAGGTCAACCAGTTATGACGGATGCTGGCAGGCAGTATTACGAAAACGCCAAGCAGCAGTACGAGGCAAAGCCGGAAACCGTGGTGATGCGCCAGAAAGAAGAACAGCAGAGGAGACTTCAGTTGCTTGACCGCGATCTGTCTGCGAAGCGAAAAGCAGAAGACCGCTGGGCGAGCCGGGTGCAATTCGGGAAGGAGCAGAAAGCGTTCTCGGAAAACTACGACAAAGAGACGGACGCGCAGATGCGGAAGTATGATGCGGAGGTCGCGAATCTGGAGTCTGGTCAATTTGAGTCTGCTGCCGCTATGCAGAAAGCTGCCAATGTGGAAAAGGCTGAGGACGAAGCGTACTATTCCACACTGGCTGGTAGGAATGAAAGCCTTATGCTTGGACGGATGCCACAAAGAACCCAAGGATTCGCTGATGCAATGAGGAAGAGAAATGCAGCCACAATCAAAACCAGAAATGAATGGCGACCTAAGCCTAGACCGACAGTAAACTGGCGAGACTCAACGCCATACGCCCCACCTCTCCGATAAGATGGCACCTCCTCCGAAACCAATCGCCAGAGCCAGATCCGAGTTCTTCGGGGAACCGGAGCCCGCTCAGTTCTTTCCGCCCTCCCCGGCGCTGAAGACGATGTCTCCGTTTGGGCAGTACGACTCGCCCGCATTGCTTGGTGAGCAGATGACTGAGCGCGAGGACATCCTTTCCCGCAGGAATAAGCTGGCGACCGAACTCGCTGGCGGCGCATATCAGCGGCAATCTTTTGCTTCGCAGGGCAGAATCCTTCCGTTCTCTGAGCAGCTGGCGATTGCGTCCGCTCAGCTTGGACAGAAACAGGCTCTCGGCGATATGGAGAACTTGCCGCAAGTGCAGGAAGCTCAGCGGGTGACGAATGAATACCGCACGGCGCAAGCTCGGCAGGAAATGCAGGACATGCCCGAGCAAGCCGCGTTTGAGAAACAGCGCCGTGCTTACGAAACGGATCGTATGGCTTCGGATGATATGTACGTCCGTCAGCTTCAGCGGATCACGAACAACCCTCGGACGTTCACTGCATACGAGTCATTCGCAGAAGATCCGTCCTTGGCGAAGATGCCAGCGCCAGCCCGCAGAAAGGCAGCGTATGTCCGCGCCCTTCAGCTTGAGCAGGATCAAGAAGCCGTGGATGCCATCGACACCATCCTGCAAACGGACCCGAATGCCAACGCCGCAATGCGCGGGAAGTACGTCGAGCCAGTCTTTGATCCGGTGACGAAGTCCTACATCGGGGAGAAGATCAAGGATGACGCAGATCGGATGAAGGTTTCGGAGTACATCGCCAAGGCGAAGAACCAGCGGAGGCAGATGGAGATTGAGCGCGAGCAGCGAAGGGCGAGTGAATCGGAGCAACGGCTTGATCTGTCTCGCCAGCGGATGATGCAGTCGGCCATGGAAAGATACATCAGGGGTGAGAAATTTGATGATCTTCCGGAAGATGAAAAGGCTCGCATCTTGGACATGCAAAAGGAGGCGGCAGGATTCCAAGGCGAACAGAAAGCGCCAGAGAAGAAGACCGTGTTGGATCTCTTCTGAAACTGACTGCTTGATTTTTGCTGCCTGCGCCCGTAATTACAGGACGCATGGACGCTCCGACTTCGACTGGCACCGCACCTCAGCCAGAACCCATCAAGCCTTGGAAACAGGTAGCCGAGGAAAGTAACATCTTCTCGCTTCCGGCTGAACAGAGGGTTGCTGAATATGACAAGTGGTCGCAGCAGGCAATCGCCAAGGGAATCCGAGATGGAGACTTCGACGAACCGGATACGTTCAGCCAATTCAAGCTACTGGACATCCGCACCCGGAAGAACCTTGCGTCCGATGACATTGTCGGACCATCCGATGAGGATATCTTGGCGGACTACAACTCGTTCTCCACGGCATTCCAGGATACGCAGAAGGCATTTGCTTCGCAAAAGCCAACGCCAGAGGACAACGCTATCCAGGGCGAGGTGCTGCAAGGAAAGCGGAACGCGGCATTCGTTCGCGGGCAGATGGTGTTCAATCCGACAATCGTCAACGATCCACAGAAGTACAGGGAAGCGATTCTTGAATCCGATGCGCCGCCAGACATCAAGATGCTCTACGCCGGGTTGCGCCCCGAGATGGAGAAGTCCGCGACCGTTACCCGCCGCCGCGAACTGGCGAACTCTGTCATCACGCGGGATGTTGCCGACAAGGTGGTCAATGCGATCCAAGAAGGAACGGAAGTCTTTGGTGCCGACATCGGAACTCCACAGTCCCCGGCGCTCAAGAAGAACAAGGAAGGCGTGTGGAGTGTCGTTGATCCCGAGTATGTGGACATGGAGTCGTCCATGCTTGAGGCTGCGAACGCTCGGTACAACCCGCTGGCTGATGCTCAATACAAGCCGCTCGCCGCGATCAACGAGTACCAGAAGAAGTACGGATTGAGCGATGAGCAAGTCCAGCAGGATTACATGGAGGCGTTGATTGAGAATGCGCCAACCGCCGTCAACCGCTGGGTAAGCAAGGCGACAAGCGTTGAGGACTACGTCAAGCAACTGGACTCCACCGTCCGCGTGAAGAACAAGGATGTTGCGCCGGAAGTCCGCGTGCAAGATCCGAATCTATTCTTTGACGAAGAGGGGTACAACGCCGCCGTCGATAAAGCGAATGCGCCGGACGAAGCAAAGAACCTTGCCAAAGAAGCGCGGACTCAGTTTGCCGATGCTGTTGCTGGTGACATCTACAACAACCTGCTCGCCAACCGGGATGACTTCCGGGAGGACTACGCCAAGGATGTCGTTGAGCGGAAGGATATGGCGAAAGCCATCACTCGGTACTACAAGGACAAGAGGGATCAGGCGTGGTACGACGACGTTGGCGAGTTCATTGGACAAACCAGGACCGCTTTGGAGCAAGGCGGAATGAACGTCATTATGACGCCGAGCGCAATTCTCGGGATGTTCGGGAGCGTGAAGGATGCCGAGGATGTTCGCTATGCCACTATGGTTCAGAGCGGGCAGATGCAAGCAGAGGAAGCTGTTGCCAATCGGACTGGCGGCGCAGGCGCAATCAAGCTGACTGGTGATGTTGCTCGGATTCTACCGGATCTTGCTGTTCAGATGGCAATCGGCATCATGAGCGGAGGCGCATTGTCATTCTCTCAAGCAGCAGCACTGTCTGCGAGGACTGGACTTTCCAAAGCCGCAGCCCGTACCGCAATCCGGCAGGCAGCAATCACTGGAGAGAAAGCGGCGCTAAAGACGGAACTGGCGAAGCTGATCCCGAATCTGTCGGCGCAAGCCGCTGACGATGTTGCGACCGGAGCGTTGGAGGTAGCCGCTCGGACGATGTCGAACAATCCGCTCAAAGGAGGTATCGGCACGCAACGGGCAATCGGTTCCGCTTACGCTGGGCTTACTTCCGCTGGATCAACTTTCGGACAGGTTTATACCGAGGTTCGCGCCATGGGTAAATCCCCGGAGGAATCCATCGGCATTGCCAGGACGGCAGGCATCACGGCAGGCGCAATCACCGGGGCACTGACTCACACGTTCGGCGTACTCGGTCGTGGTGGCGTGGAAGACTTCGCATCCATGGGCCGGAAGGCTGGCGAGTTCACGATCCGGGATATTGTGAAATCTGGTGTTCGTGATGTGCTGACAACGCAAGAAGGACGACAGCTCGCTCGAAGCATTGCCACAGGGATCGCCAAGGATGCGCTCCACGAAGGCGTCGAAGAAGGATTGGATCAAGCACTTAACCTGATCTCGCAGTACGCAACCAACCCGTCACCGGAAGCGCAGAATCGCAAGGTTTCGGATGTTATCAACGAGTCTCTGTACGCCACGCTCCTTGGAGGAATCGCTGGCGGCGGATCGAACGTCGTCGGACAAGCAAGAGTCACTGCACCAGGAATCACCGCTCAGCAGATGCAGGCTGAGATCCTTGGTGCCGATGCGACTGTCGCACCGAGTGTCGCACCGCCAGAGAATGTCGCGCCGAGTGTCACACCTGCGCCGGAACCAATCCCCTCGCCAGCACCTGTCGTCCAATCCGACGACCCGGTTGTTCAACAGGTCGCAGAAACAGCGAAGGCGATTGCGGATGTTCCGGACACCAGCCAGACGGCGGCAGCACTTGCAGGCTTAGCGAACGCAGCAGCGGCTCCGATTATTCCTCCTCCATCAAATCTGCCAGTCGTTCCTGGTCAACAGCAACCGTTTCAACAGCCTGCGCAATCTCCAACTCAACCGAAAGCAGCTCCTACTCCTGATGCCACCGTTGCGCCTGTTGCGCCAACCACATTGACGGACGCAGCTAATGCAGACGGAGTAACCGTCACGGAACCTCAACAATCAGGAGTTAGAATAGTCAATATAGATGATCTTGTTAATAATGGCGGCGGAGTAATTCAAGTTTCTAAGAACGGACGCGAAGTAAAGTTCAAGCAATTCAGCTTTGCTATTGATGGAAATAGTGCGGAAATCACATTTGTCGAACTCGATCCGTCCGAGCGCGGCAGCGGCGTAGGAAAAGATGCGTATATTTCTTTAGGTGAAGAATTGGCAAAGAGGGGAATCACGCTTCAAAGTTCTAAATCTCAGTATGGAAATGGGCGCAATGTTTGGCTGAAACTAGCGGCGGACGGGAGGGCAAAAAGAGGAGCCCAAGGAATATTTTATTTTGTAAGCCAACAAATTCGGCCAACAACTTCCGAATCTGAGCCTGCCGCTGTCAAACCAACGGCAGAACAGCCGACTGAAGAAATGAAGACTACTGAGGAAACGCCAACCGCCCGCGATACGACGAAGCCGGAACAGATGACTCCGGAAAAAGGAGATGAAGTCTTTGTAAAAGGAGGAGACGACAGAATTACTCGCCGCATTGACAACATCTTTACCGCAGAAGGAAAGCAGATGGTTTTGCTACAGGGGCTTCAAGATCCAATACCACTGGACGAAGTTGTAGTTGATCCAAAATCCGACTACCGTAAGCGGAAGCAGAGAAAAGCAGAACAAACAGCGCGAATGGTCGCCGCAAATCCTCAGCTAATCAGACAGCTTGGCGACTTAGCCGTTCGAGATAAACAACCAGTTGGTCAGGATTACATCAACGCCATAGGAGGAGGCATCCCAAAAGGCTACGTCAAAGAAGGCGAACTGTACGTGTTCAAAGGAGAGGAAGCGCCAGCCGCAGAAGCTCTCGTTGAAAAGCCAGTAAAAGCAAAGCAACCAAAACCCACAAAACCCGATGCCGTTCAAAAACCAAAGCCAGATGAGGGCGTGCTTCGCCAAGAAAGACCCGAAGTGGGACTGCCGGAAGTGGATCAAAGAGGGCGGGGTGCCGAGCAAGAAAGCGCCAAGCAAGCCGAAGAAGTAAAGGCTGATCCGGTTGGTTATGGGAATGCGCTGATTGGAATGTTCCCGGCGCTGAAGGTC